GCATCTTGGACTGATGCTAATGGTAAGGCTCATAGTATCAATAGCGGAGAGGACTTGGAATATAAAATTCCAGCCGGTAAAAGTCTATATGTTTTTAACTATAGAACTGCTGGGTATCGTTCTCGTCGCATGGTTTATCTAACAGATAAATTGCATCACAATACTCTTACTGGTAAGGGTGAATACTATTGGAATAGTAGTCGTAAAACTGGACCGCTAAGTTTCTTTGTGTGTGATATTAAGAGCGAAGAAACAGCCAAAAAGATTGTGACTCGTTATTGCAACGACAAGGACTGTTTTGCTTATCTAATGGTTGATACCAAAGATATAACAAAGTCGGACAAAGGATTTGATGATCTTATTAATGACGTTGGAACAGATAAGATACTGAAAGTCTCAGACTATAAAGATCTGATCAAGAGTAATAGTCCAAGAAAAGCGGGGACTCGTTCTAGCAAAGGTAGTGTTAGCGATCAAGATGTATTCTTTATTTATGGTGCATCTAAGGATAGTGATAGTCTTACTATCGAATACAATGATGCCCCTCATCTAAACACTCTATCAGCAGAAGAACTTGAAGAATTTGAAGATAGCAATGAAATTGTTTATGTTCCTATTACCAGATATGCTTCTAATGAAGGCGAAGGTTTGCCTAGCATAGAGAGTCTAGCCGTAATGTTTACTGATAATAGTTTGAGCGATCTTGTTAAGCAAATGTTTGGCAAGACTAAAATTTATGCTATCAAGAATAGCGTTGCAAAGAAAATGGTTGAGGATGGTGAACGTACTATGATTCCATTCAATACTTTCTTTAAGGATAAACTAAAGACTATTGCAAAAGATCACTTCAAAAAGGTTTCTTCCTTTAATGGTATCGTAGAATTTTGCAAGAAAGAAATGAGTGACAGAGATACTGATAGTCGTTATTATTGGAACAATTATGGTGATGTTATTGGTCAGTTCTGTTTTCATGTTCTAAATTTCTTTGGTCTTGACTATGGTAAGTTTATGAAGAATGATAAATTGGTCAAAATCGTTGACAACTATTTGATTATGGAATTCTTTAGTGATACTGTGCATAGACATAAGTATGACATTGATCGCTTTAAGATGGTCGATTACTATAGTCATATCAATAATCTTCTCAATGGAATTGGTATCGATAGTATCAATGCCGAGGATATTAAGAAAACCAATGTCGCTTATATTCAATTGAATAATCTTATTGAGCATAGGCTTTATGCAAAGTCGGATTCAAAGCAATATCTTGATATAATCTCATCAGACGATAAGACTAAGTATAACTTGCCCAAAGCGAGTGAACTTAGAAAAACTATGAAAGCAGAGGTTGACAACAACCCGATGCTCAAGTATATTATGGGAACTGTCAGTGCGAAGGTTGGGATTAGGAATTTGACCTCAAAAAATCCTATCGTCAATTCTACTGATGCTTATAATAGAACTAGCGATTGGTCTAGTAAGATGAGCGATGATATGGTTGATTTGTTTAAGATTCAATTAAGTAGTCTAATTAAGTAATTTTCACAGGAGTTATAATCATGGCTGTTCCGTTTATGTTTGTTGATGGCAACCTCACGGTTGTTCTGAATAATAAGAGTTATCAGGTTCTTCCTGATCATATTAACTATAAGATGATCTTGGAAAAGTTGCCAACCGCAACCTCTGATGAGTTGCTAGAAATTGTTGATGTTCAAAAGGCTATTGCTGTTTTTAGCGATGGTCTTGTTGAGATCAAGAATGGTCAGGTAACTTATGAGGGCGAAGTTGTGCATGGGGCGATTAGCAAAAGGATTTTGGAGTTTATGAGCAAGGGTCTGCCTTTTCAGCCTCTTGTTAATTTCTTGAATAATCTAATGGAGAATCCTAGTATGCAGAGTCAAAAGGAACTCTATGATTTTCTGGAACATGAGCATCTGCCAATTACTGAGGATGGTCATTTTCTGGCCTACAAGGCAGTCAGAGCAGATTATATGGATAAGTATCGTGGCACATTCGACAATCATGTTGGAAAGATTTGTCAGATGACTCGATCAAAAGTTGATGATGATCGTGCTAGAGGTTGTTCCAATGGGCTTCATGCTGGAGCATTGAATTATGTGGCCGGCTATGGATCTCTTGAGGCTGGAGACAAAATTGTGATTGTTAAAATCAATCCAAAGGATGTTGTTAGTGTACCATCTGATTGTAACTGCGAGAAACTTCGCACTTGCCGATATGAAGTGGTCGGAGAGTATCAAGGCGAACTTCTCAAGCCTCTTTATTCTTCAGTTTTTACTGAGGATGATTATCGTGATGATGAGGATGATGATTATGATAATGATTATGATTGGGGATGGAATGATGAGGACGATGAGGAAGAAGCATACTATGACGACGAAGATGAGGATGACGAGTACGACAACTCTTATCCTGGTTGATTGAATTTTTAAAGGAACTGTCTGGTGACAATTCGATCCTGTGTGGAAAGATTTGGGGTTCGATTCCCCATTTCCTTTTTTATCGCTAATGATAGTAGAGGTTGCTATCCCGATAATTGGTTATTTATTTACAGGTAATAGGTGAAATATGTTTAAGATGGAACTTGGTTTTAATCCTTATGACAAGAGCAATAGTAATACTGGAAAGCGTCATGTAAATTCGTGGAGTAGAATTCAACAACAGTTTCTTGATTCTTTTCATCTTGCTGCTGGTCATATTTTTTGCTACAATGGAGATCCTCGTAGAAAGATTAGCAGCATGAAGCATACCAGCAATCTAGATGAAGTGCATGATGCTAATGAGAATGGTAACTCTGATGCTTACTTCTATGTTAACGGAGGACGCAAGCAATATGCTATCAACACCATCAGTTGTTGTTTTGTGGATATTGATGCTGGACGAGACTCTAGTGGAAACTATCTGCCAAGCAAGGAAGTAATGAACTTTAAGAGGTCAGCATTAGACAAGATCAATAACTTTGCTGTTAAGCCAAGTTGGGTAGTTGATACTCGTAATGGATACCAGATTTATTGGATTCTGGATGATGAGAGTCGAACTCTTATCAATAAGACAACTTGGAATGGTATTCAGAAAAAGTTGGTCAACTACTTTGGTGGTGATGCACGAGCCATCAAGATTAATCAGATTTATCGAGTTCCTTATACTTGGTGGCGTAAGTGCTGGGAGAAGAAGGCTCCGTATTTTACTAGTGTCCTCACCGGCTCAACTGGTCAGAGCATTAATGTAAAAGATCTAATCTCTGCATTAAATGGTCAACCAGCAACAGTAACCATTGTTCCTAATGCTACTAGTGATGCTTGGTTTGAACAGTGGAGAAAAACCTACAAGAATTCTGATTCTACTGGACTTCCTGTGAGCGTGGATGCTGCTCAAAAGATTTTGAATGAACTTTCAAATTCTATGGGTCGTTCTAATCCAAACCATCCGCAGTCTGTTTATACTAATTGTTGTGGTCAAAAGAATAGCAAAAGTTCCTTAAATAATTTTAAGAGCAATGCTTGGGCAACATATAATCTTAAATATGAAAAGACTTCTGATAATAACCAGACTTGGGAAAAGGCTTATGGCGATCCTATGCCAGTTAATCATGTAAATACCGGAGATATGGGTGTTCCGCATGACACTGGTGCTGGTTTAGTTCTCACTGGGGAGCAGGCCAAACTTTTAAAAACGGTGGTCGAGTACCTCAACCAAGCGTCCACAGCGTTGTATTTCAGCAACAACCGATTCCTTTCTGGTGCTGCCCGTGACTTGGCAAACCAGATTAGCGATAAGTTTTGTGTTGGTTGATTAAAACCGGATCAGTCGGGGGATGCTTGTTGTGTCCCCGATTGATTCTGGCCTAGTAGGAATAAATTATGGCAAGACACACAAATAAACTATTACAGCATTTAATTGATAATGAATCTTCAAAAAGAGATTTTGTGGACTTGGTTCAAAAAACCAGCAGCAATTGGGAAATGGCTAAACTGCTAACAGAAGGTAAGTTTGAGAATACAACTTGGTATGTTAGTGGTCAAACAGTTGGCAATATCATGAAACGATTAGGATATCAAGGTAAGCGTGGACGCAAAGCCACTCGACCAAATGTAGTTGCTAATACTGGGCTGAGATGGACAAAAAGGACTTGATATAGTGAACAATCCAGACGATCCAGAATACAACGATGATCCATACAAATTCTATTTTCAAATAGATACCGAATGGATACAAAAGTATATGGATAGTCTGATTAAAAAATTGTCAGAATCTTATCAAACTCCAGAAGGATTCAAACCGATTTCGTTACCTGTGAATAGTTGGATCTCCAGTATAGCGGGGGAGAATTCCTCCCTATACTTGGGGAACAACTATTGGAACGAGGGAGTGTGGAAAAAGAAACATTTTATAGAGGATAAACTACAGAGGCAATATGTCAATCATTTACAAAGTCATGCTGGGTATTTTTTACACGAGCCTAGATATTATAAAGGTCTTTACGAAATACTTAACTAGAAAGTATAAGGAATTTTATGAATGAAGACAATAGTAATAGTTTTATTATAAAAGATATGATAGGATTCATAGAATCAACAAGAGCATTAGTATTCAATAGCTTTGGTAAAACAGAAAAAGATATAAAAGACGATATTAATCTTAATATAGACCCAATAGAAAAAGACGAGATAGATAAAGTTCTATCGTTCGACGAATCAGAAATAATATGTAAAGAGTTTCTAAAAAAACAAATAAACAAAAAAACAAAATCAATTAGATACATATTAACGGACGATATATTCTTATCTATAGTAGAATCTTTAAACGATAGAATGGTCAGTAATGTATTAAATAGCTTAGTCAACAAAGGTCTAGTAGAAACAGCTTATGATAGTGAATCGAACGACTTTGTTTTTTGGGTAAAAGATAAAAATGAAAATGACCAAAAACCAGAAACCGACTGACATTTCTCTTAGTCTTAAATATATTTGTCCAAATAAAAAATGTCGGTATGATCATTGGATCTCTTTAAGAGAATCCAAAATAAAAAATTTTAAAATAGTTTGTGATTGCGGCCATATATTCTGCCCAAAACCAATACAAAAGATTTGTATAAAATATAAAAAGGAAATTAACCAGGTTCTTGAGGCCAAAAATAAAACTGTTACTGAACATATTATACCACAGGATTTATTAGAAAAATCTAGTAGAATTATGCAGACATTTGGTTTTAGAGCAAAAGAGGCTAAAGAACTTTTATCTCAATTTTATAAGACCAATCCGATTAATGATTATAAACAATTAGTACAAAGCACTTTGGCTATTAATGGAGGTTAAAATGTCAAACTCAATGAGACCAGTATGTTTCGACGAAATCATAGGCCAGAACAGCGTTATAACTCGTTTGAGAGTCTCTGTGGCCGGTTGTAAAAACAGTGGCACGGTGATGCCTCACGTTTTAATAGATGGGCCTCCCGGCCTTGGTAAGACCACCATAGCGAGCGCTATAGCAAATGAATTGGACGTTAACTTATATACTGTAAATGCGGCTAGCATAAGAAGCATAAAAAATATAATGCCATATATTATGGGATTATCTCCAAGATCAGTCTTATTTATCGATGAGATTCATAGGCTACCAAAAATAGTTGAAGAATTTTTGTATCCTGTTATGGAAGATTTTGCTATTAGTATAACTTCGAAGGATGAAGAAGATAAGGATATTGTTGATCAAATAGATATTCCTTTATTTACACTAGTTGGAGCAACAACTAGTGGTGGTAGTTTAAGTCAACCATTTTATGATAGATTTACAATTAAAGAACATTTAACTTTTTATACCGACAATGATCTAGCTAAAGTAGCAAGGTTGAATTGTGACAAGTTAGGCATAGTCATAAGCGATTCAGACCTCTTTGAAATAGCAAAAAGAAGTAAAGGAACTCCAAGAATATTAAATGGTAGATTGCTTTGGTATAGAAATTATTTATCTTGCTACCCAGATTCTACAGCATCTATTGACGAAATCTTTTCTATACAAGGTATTGACAAAAACGGATTTGATATATATGATAGAATGTACTTAGATGTTCTTAAAAAATCAAAAGGTAGTCCTCTTGGGCTAAAAAGCATATCATCAATTACAGGAATAGCAATAGAAACAATAGAGAATAGTATAGAGCCATATATGGTAAGAGCAGGCATCGTTATAAGAACATCAAAAGGAAGAATCATAAATGTTTGATATTATATTATCCACAAGAGATAATATAGAATGGATATCAATTTATTTAGATTCATACAAAAAATATACAAAATTTATTAATAATTACAATTTAATAATTTTAGATTCTTCTATAGAAAATAATTATCTGAAATTAATAGATATTATAAAAAATTATTATGATTTAAATATAACTGTTGTTAGATTTGATAGACATACACATTTTCATGATATATGGCTACAAGGTATAAGTTTAAGCAATAAAAGATATGTGTTAGTTACGCATTCTGATATTGTATATTTAATGCCAAACTGGGATATTTTTTTGTTAAACAAAATACACGATGGGTACTCGCTAGTCTCTGTTTCTGTTAGAGAAAAAATATATCCCGAATCGGTATGGATTTGTTGTGAAAAAGAAATTTTTTTAGAATCAAAATTTGATCAATACATATACGAGGACAGGAGTATAGAACACGGAAATATCAAATATGTATATAATAAAAATACCACTAATAAAGAATTTTATATAAATCAATTAACAAACCTAAACAATAAATATGGGGATATAGCAATACTAGACGGTAAAGAATTTATATATCATAATTATTATTCTACTAGAATACAAAAAGATTCTTTGTGTCCAGTACCAGAAGGGGTAGAAACAATCTATCTTCATAACAGAGAGTCATTCGATAAAACAATAGAAAAAATTCGCCAATATCTTATTTTAGACAAAAACGATATATCTCTTGCAGAGTATTTATTGAATTATAATCAATTTACCAAATAATATAATAAATATATATAGGGTGTAATTATATAGCATAGTACCCGGAGGTAATATGGCTATATACAATATATTAATAGATAAATCAGATAAATTTGATATTAATTTCAACCAATTTCAGAATACTCCTATATCAACTGGAAATATATCAAATAATATCTATATTAGATATAATAAGTCTTTTTATGATCAAAATTTGAACCAAGAAATTTATAATGAAGGTCCAGGCACCACAAATAATTCAATAAGATCTATATACTCTACTCTGTCAGGAAAAGGTATTAGGGAAAATAAATACGATATATTGACAGGAAAATGGGATAGTGGATATCCTCAAAATGCGTATTATGTTATATGTGATCAAAAACTATCAACAGTCTATAGTCTAGGTAATTCTTATGTTAGTAGAGACGAAACAGTAGATACTGCTTTTCCTAGAAATCAGAATTATTCTTTTATAGAAAATAATATACATAATGATTGCGATAATAATCAGATAGCAACTCCAACACCAACTCCAACAGCAACACCAACTCCAACAGCAACGCCAGCACCAACACCAACTCCAACACCAACTCCAACGCCAACAGCAACGCAAAACGCATTTTTAACTTTTGATAGGAACGATGGACTTCTAACCGTTGGAGAATATTCAAATAGTGTTCCACTAACTTATACAACCAGTGGGATCAATTGGGGATTATTAAGATCAGTCATACCTTCTAATATTCCTAACTGGGGACAATCATGAATAAATCTAAATATATTATAGTTTTAAATAAAAATTGTAATAAAGATGAATTTAAATCAGAATTACAAGGAGTATCCAATCAAGAATATATTCCAAATAGAGAATGCGAAATAGTAGACGATGTTGTGGATACCAGGGGTTTGGTATCAATTTTATCAGAACAAGAAGCGGTTCAATTGAGCAAAGACCCGAGGATTCAAGGCATTCAAAGAGATATGCCACAAATATTAACTAATATTCCTCCTATTCTTACGAATCATCAACTGTTAAATAGTGGATTATGTCCAAAATTAATAGATAAAAAAGTAAATAACGTAAGCATATTAAAAGAATATGAAAGTAAAGAAAAAATAAATGAAAACAATATAAATATTCAATCTCTTACACATGATGCTAGAATCAACGATTTACCAGACGGTTCTGGCGTTGACGTTGTTATTGTTGATACTTTAATTGGTTGTATCTTAAAGCATAATATAGATTGTAGTCCAGAATTTTTTGGAGTTTTGAATCCAGAACTAGTGTATCGTGCAATATATAGTGGAAATATTGTACATCCTGATCTCAGAGACAAAAACGGGAATTCTAGAGTAAATCATATTAATTGGAATTCTTATGTTGGAGAACCAGGTGAATACGATTATGCTGCTATGGCATCCGGCTCACTTGATATACAAGATCATGGTTTACACGTTGCTGGAACAGCGTGTGGAAATCGTCAAGGATGGGCAAAAAATAGTCAAATATATAATATCGCACCAAATTTAAGACAATTTAATAATACTCCATTTTTATTTAATAATTTTAAATTTTTAACAGCGATAAAAAATTGGCATCTTGATAAATCTAATCATCCAGAATCATCAGGTAGACCAACAATAACAAATCATAGTTATGGTTATTCTTCAGATTATTTTTATGATATAAGATCAATATTGAGTGTCACAATTAGTGGAATAGAAATGTTAGCACCAAGAGAAACATCGGTAGCTACAGTCGAAGCAACAATTAATAGTAATGGATTTATAGACTCATATACAGTAACAAATAGTGGCGAGGGATATACTAACCTTCCAACTATATCTTTTAATGGCGGAGGAGGGGATGAGGCAGAATTTGTTATGGGTAGTGGATCAATTAAAACAATAGTTGTAACAGATATTGGGTCCGGCTATGATCATACTAATCCACCAACAATAACATTTGATGCTTCTCCGGATGGAAATACTGCATCTGGTGTGTGTGTTGTTAATAGTGGAGATGGCAGTATATCAAGAATTATTATGTCAGACAGAGGAACTGGTTATTCAGAATCCTCTCCTCCGAATATTACTTTTTCCGATCCTGTTTCTGGAACAACAGCAGCAGCATATTGTATTATAAAATCTAATTTTATTAGTAACATTAAAATTATTAACTGGGTAGATAATAACTATTGGAGACCTGCGATTGGATTCTTTTGTGATCCACCACAACTTGTAATAGCAGGCGGATCTCCAACTAAAGAGGCTATGTGGAGAATTAATCCAGATCCTGCAGTAAATGGAGGATGGCATACAGGATCAACAATGACTGACCTCGATACATTTTATGAAATAGTAGAAAAAAGAACTCAATTAACATCAACAAGTTTTAGTCAAAATTTATTGGGCGGAGAATACCAAACAAAACCAGCAGCATCCTTTTCATATAATCTATTTAAATGTTTTCATGGTGGTCCTTATGCATGGGCTTCTATAGTTGATGGAAAAATTGTTGCTGTTAGCGGAAACTGGCACCCGGATCCGGCAGGAGGGGGTTATTGTCAGCCAGGCAGCAGAGATTGTTTATCAGCAGAAGATTGTCCCTGTCCAGATACTGCTGAAGGATATCGCACTGATCCTGATTATTATAATTTTGACAATGATTTACTTAATCCAATTTCATGTCCATCTGGATGGTTTACTAGCAATCCTCAAGTATATATTACTAATGGCGGAGGATTTACTGATCAATATTTACAAAATTTAGGAGTTAGAGTAAACACAGACGTTTACGCCTGGACTTTTGCGGGAGATCGTTGTTTGACGATTAGTGATAAATATGTCACTAAATATATAGGATATCATAGCGTAAGAAATATTCTTATGGATTCTATTATAGAAGATTTAGTTGATAATGGTGTTGTCGTTGTTGGCGCTGCTGGAAATTTACCTGATATAGCATACAGAAGCGAAGATGATATGTTTAATACAAAATTAACTATTAATTTTTGTTATTTTTTAAAGCAAAATCCAACAATTCCATGTGATGGAGATAACATGGTATATGAAGGTGATGCATCAATAGGGAGAACATATGCAACATGGATGGGTGGGTTACCGTGGGGAGATAATATATATGATGATTATCCTTTGCAGGGATCAAGTCCTGGGGCAGCAAATGGATCTATTTGTGTGGGTTCATACACAAGATCATCCAATCCAGAACAAAAAAGCTCATTTAGTGTTACTGGACCGCGCATAGATATTTGGGCTCCTGGAGAAAGCATAATATCTTCCACGTACATAAACAAACAGTGTAGTTACAACAATGTACCAAATAGTTCTATAAAAGATCATAGAAACTATATGCTTTTTGCAAATGATCCTGTTGATCAAAGATTTGGCTTGGCTAGATTGAATGGAACAAGCATAGCTAGTCCTCAAGTTTGTGGTGCTATAGCTAGTTATTTTACTGATGGGAATGTTACAAGATCAAGCAACATTCCTGAACAAGCACTCAATTGGTTAACTAACAGTGTAGTTAGTTATATAGCAGAATCTGGTTTTCCTAGAAATCTATCTGGTGGGACTAGCGGAATTTTACATTTTCCGGGAATCACAGTGACATATGCATAATAAAACTTTATGCTCATCGATACCTAATACAAAAATATTGATAATTGGCGGAACTCAAATGATTGGCAGAGATTTTGTAGAACTATGCATCGAAAATAATATATATCCAACTTTAGCAAATAGAGGGGTAACAAATACTAATTTATTTTTAGATTTAAAAAAAATTTTTATAGATAGAAATGATAAATTTAAATGTTTTAATTTAAAAAATAAATATTTTGATATAGTTATAGATTTTTCTTGTTATAATGTAAATCAATTTTTAAATATTTATGATAATATTAAATACAATAAATATATAATTATTTCAACTTTATGTGTTTTTTCAGACTCGGTATTAAATGATGAAAGTCACTGGCTGCATAATTATTGCAAAAATAAACAATTATTGGAAACTTATATAATAAATACAAAAATTAATAATATATGTATAGTTAGACCTTGTGTTTTATATGGGAAAAATGATTATACAAATAGATTCTATGAAAAAAATAATAGCATATATTGGAAAAATTCTGATACTATAGTAATACCAGACAAGTACCATATGCCTGTTAGAAAATTTTCATTATATTTATTGCAATATATTTTAAATAATATTAATAATACCTTTATTCATATAGATAATGATGGATTACAAATTATTCAATGAAAACTTTATGCATATTGACATACGAAAGAACGGGATCTGGTTGGCTATCTTCTGTTTTTGATGTTCAAAATACAATATCCCTGCATGAATTATTTAGCGACGATCCATTATTATGGATGTCTAAATGCTATAAAATATTAGCAAAAATATATAATGTTGATACTGAATTAATGAATTTTTTATTATCAGTATATCATTATAATAACTTTTTTATAGACACAAATAATTATAATAATATTAAAAACAATATTTTGAAAAAAAATATTTATAATCAAAGTATTTTAAAATTGTTTATTAATATATGTAAAAAAAATAATTATAATTTAGTATTCAAATTATTTCCTCAGCATCTAAAATATATTTCTATAGATTTTTTATATGATAATATAGATTATATAATTTTAAATTATAGACAAGATTTAATTAAAAATTACTATAGTCTAGAAAAAGCTATGGCTACTGGAGTATGGTTCTCCGATCAAAAAAATAGACAAAATACAAATAATAATACAGAAATAAAGTGGGATGAAACAAAATACAATATATATGTTAACCAAACCATAAAAAATATTGAACTTTTAATGAATATATATAAAAATTTTAACAAAACCAAATGCATAATATCTTATGAACAAATTCATGAAAAAGAATTTTTAAATAATAAAGAAAAAATTGAATTTTTACAAACAATATTGCATATTGAAAATTTATCCTTACCAGTGCAAAACAATGAATATTTTTTAAAACAAAATGATAAATTACAATTTAGTAATTATTTTGATTTTAATAAATCTATTGAGTCTAATAGACTAAAGAAAAAAATATGTTTATAGATCAACAAGAAATAATAATAAATCACAAATATATTTCTAATAATATAAATTTTAAATATTATAATAAACCATTTAATTATTTAGTAATAGACAATCTATTTAATAGCGAAACATATTTAAAAATAAGTAAAAGATTTAAATCATTTATAGATAGAACAGTACCTTATAAAGATCAACCTGGAGCAACAAGCAACTACGAAGGTTACATATCAGGATTGTCAGAACAGGATTGTAATGAGGGATATGATTTTTTTATATCAAATGAGCTCAAAACATTCACAGAAAAAACTTTTGACATTAAAGTAACAAAATATATGTCACCGTCTGCTCATTTTCATAAGTCTCCATCAAAAGATGGATTTATACATAGAGATATGAATATATGTTCATTCAACAAAAATTATAAAAAAAAATTAATTCTCAATAATTGTTTTTATACAGATGACAGTTTAGGGAAGCAACCAGATTCAGAAAAAGTTATACGCAGCATAGCTTTTTTGTATTACTTAAATAATCCTAAAAATTTAGAAGATTATTACGGCGGAGGTACTGGAATTTATGACGGATACAAGGGTAAAAAAATAGATGAAATTAAACCGGTAAATAATAGATTATTTATATTTGAAATTTGTCACAACAGTTTTCATGGTTATGTTGGTAGTAATTTTGATAGATCGTGTATTGTTGGCTGGTATCATTCGTCACCAGCATATATAGTTAACAGATACTGGAGGCACTACTATAAAATGGCTAAAAGAAATGAATCTTTAATAGAGAGATGGACATCAAATCCAGAAGGTGGATATTGGCCAATTGAGAAAGATCCTTTATATCGTAATTATTTTAATGGTAGTCTAAATGACTTAATGAATAATTAAGTTAGGTGTAATCTTTTATATAGGATAATTATTTATGGATATATTATCAATATTAATAGTATCATTGTTTATGTCTGTAAATATATTATTTTTTATACTTGGTTATTTTTTATGTTTTCTATTTAATAAAAATACCTTATCGATCAGCGGGATGAATAGTAAATCAGATAAAAGCAAAAAACAAACACTCAAAAATAGTATAGATATAGATGATAAAAAAATTGTAACAAATATAAAAATAGATAATCTTGAGAAAAAATACGAAAACATAGCACAATCGACCACCTCAAATGAAAATATTTCATCATCAATAAATAAATTAAAGAGCATGAAAGGATAAAATTATGTCAAAGGGTTTAGATGTAGGAACAAGTTTTATAGTTATGTCAGAAGAAACAAAATCAGGAAATATATCATATAAAGATTTTAGAGATGCTTTTTATATTATTAAACCAACAACGCCAGTTGCAACAAAAATGATAGAAAAAGGATTGAGCGGAAAAATATTTATAAAAGATAGTGATGGATCATTTATATTATTAGGTAAAGACGCAATAGAAAAAGCAGTAGAAAGAAATGATACAGCACGGCGCCCGATGTATAAAGGAGTGGTATCAGCAAAAGAAAAAGACGCTAAAAGAATATTGGCATTTATTTTGCAAGAAGTAGTACAGAAATCAGAACAAGGAGGAGAAAAACTAATCTTTTGTATTCCAGCTCAACCAGTAGATCAAGAAGACGAAGATTTTGATGTTGGATATCATGAAGATGTTGTAAAAACAATATTATCTGAAATTGGATATGATGCAAAAGCTATAAATGAAGCAGAGGCTTTGTGTTATGCTGAGTTAGAGAATGACGATTATACTGGGATAGGAATAAGTTGCGGAGCAGGAATGACTAATGTTTGTGTTATGTTAAATGGTGAACCAACGGTAACATTTAGTACTACTAAATCAGGCGATTGGGTTGATAGAATGAGTGCGGTTGCAACAGGCGAACCAGACAGTGTTGTTCAAGCAGAAAAAGAGGCTGGTGGTTTTAAAATAGGAGAAACAAACGATAATCCTGTTCTTGCGGCAGTATCGGCTTATTATGAAAGACTTATTGATTATACGACAAAACAGTTGAGTCATGCTTTAACTGGACATAAATTATTGCCTAAATTTAAAAATCCATTAACAATAGTTGTTGCTGGAGGAACATCTCAGGCTAATGGATATATAGAAGAATTTACTAAAAAAATAAATGAAAATAATTTTCCTCTACGAATAAAAGAAGTTAAACACGCAAGTGACCCTCTGCACGCTGTTGCAAAAGGCTGCCTTATAGCGGCTAAAATATTATGAAATCATTTAAAATTCAATCAATAAATATACAAAATAATGCTGAAGGAGGTAATTGCACATGCTCTAGTCAAAATTGCGTTTGGTTATGCGAAAATGGAAATTGGACAAAAACCAGCGAACCGTGTGGCTGTATAAGTTGTGTTGATATAAATCAAACATTGCCATGCGATCAGAATAATGCAGGACAAACTTCTGTATCTATATGTATTGGTTTTGATAATGTATATAGATCATGTTTAAAAGGATATGATGCTAATGGATGTGCAATATTAGGTGATTGTTCTGGTCCTGGATGTATAAGACCATGCTCTGTCCAGAATCCATGTAATGATACGAATCCTTGTTGTAATACTATTACAGTATGCGATAATTCGCCTGGTAGTCCAACATGCGGACAATGTGTTACTGAACAAACCGGTGAGCCTAGCGATTGTTTTAATTGTCCCGAATGCGATAGTTCTGATTGCGACCCAACTGATCCACCACCTTCACCACCTCCACCTCCTCCACCACCACCGCCCCCACCACCGCCCCCACCATCGCCACCATCGCCACCATCGCCCCCATCGCCACCATCGCCTAATCCGTGTGAAAAATATGCTACTGGAACATACGAGTATAGAAATTTAACTTGGGTTTGTGTCGATAAAATAACTAGACAAGAAATAAGTGCTGATTGTTGCGATTTATTGCCGCCAGAGCCACAATATGCTTCTATTATAGTAACATGGTCCGAACAGAATACTGACCTAATCGGATCGTGGTTCGGAAAGTGGAATCTTATAAAATACTCATCATCTGGACAATATATTCCATCGATTAATGAAGCACAAATTGGTACAGATATCGGCCCACTTATGTTAAGTTGTGCTGGAGGAACAGGAGACACATATGTTAGAGCATATTCTTCTGCTAGTCCTATTGTATTCAATAGAAAAATTGGAATAGCATCTGGTGATTTATTTCAAGTAAGTCAATCTAATAATCCGGTTACAATTGTTGATTTACCTTCAGGATATGTATCAGATACTCCTATTAGTGGATCTATGATTTTTAATAATGAATCTATTGACTCTGTTTTTGGCACACAACTAGATAATGGTCCAGTTATTGTCGCATATGATGGCTTTAACAATTCAATACTTTTTAAATTAGAAGATACAGAATATCCTCCTCCTCCATCTCCACCTCCACCGCCGCCAACTCCAGAGCCAGAAATATTTGACCCATGTTCTGAATTACAAATATTAGCACCAGTTATAGACAATATTGTTTTATTTGAAAAAATCTGTAATTGTAAATGTTATTCTAACTATAGGTGTTTCAATGGATTTTGTGTTCAAGATCCTAATGGTAATTTTGATTCTTATTTATCTTGTTTGCATGCCTTGTGCGAAAGCGAGGATTGCGAAAATAATAATCCTTTGCCAGAACCAACTCCTTTACCAAAATATCCTTCGGTATGTCAAGACCCATTAATTATTGATCAATAATGAAAATTTTTAAACTTAACAATATATACCAAATACAAAATAATGAATCAGAAGACAGTACATGCTCGCAATGCTGTGCTGTGCCAAAATTATGCGACGAGTATAGCAGTTCAGCGGGAGCCAAGGTATGCATACAGGCAACATCTAAAGCAGATTGTACTTCTAAAAATCTAGAGGATTTCGATTTTGAAGAAGATCCTGATTTAATATGTGGTTTTTATAAAAGACCAACTTATGGTGGCATTGTGGATGGCGCATCAAGTGCGACTTGTTATTTTGATAAAGACGGTAACGGATGCTACAGTCTTTTAACGTGTCGGCAATTAAAAAAACAAGGAGAATCATATACGGAATGCGAATGTAAAGAAGAATGCGAAGAAAGAGGAGGAGAATTTAGCCAGCTGCCACCAGGTGATCCAGGATCTCCATGTGCAGGGAATTTTATAAATGGACAGTGCGGAAATTGCGAAGATAAAGAAGAACCACCGATAGATGATCCAGGTGGAACTATACCGCCACCACCACCGCCGCCACCACCAGGAGTGCCAAGTCCACCATCCGCTCAAGATCCATCCCCAGAAAATCCTCCTACTTTTCCTCCGTACGCACCGCCTTTTTCGCCGCCATCCGGAGTTCCAGGCCCACCAAGTCCACCACCAGGAGGACCAGCACAAGAATGTCCTATACCAAAAACACTAGAAGTAGAATCCACAATAGGATTTGATCCAAACGGAGGAACATTAGATATATATGACTCAAACAATAATTGGATAACCTCTGTTACATATGACTATATTTTTGGTAATTTATTTATAAATATAATAACCAGTAATTCTATATTAAATAATTATATTGTTACACAGTATATAGTAGCGACTCAACAAACAATTACAACAAAAGCCATAAATACAAGTACAATTGTATATACATCTTGTGGTAATGATATTAATGGAGATTTAATATGTTGCCCACAAGGTTGGTCATATACTGACGGTAAATGTTGTCCGCCATCATGATTGGAGAATATCATGAAATATTTTTATTTATTAGTTTTTTTATTATATAATATATCTACTGCTATGTCTGGAACAATAGATCCTTTAAACCAAGATATAGAGTATATAAATTATGGAAAAAAATTTAATTATGTTGGTAAATTATGTGGTATAGGTGGTGACGAAAAACAATATTGTGCTTCTGCTGTTGCTATAAGCGATAGATTTATTCTTACTGCTGCTCATGTTATAAAAGGAGCAAAAAGCTGTACAATAACAATAAATGATAAAATTATTAATATTGTTAGTTTAGAATATCCTCAAAATTTTAATCCTGATGATTTTGGACATAATGATATTGCAATAGGTTATTGTGAAAATATAATTGGTCTAAATTATTATCCAGAATTATACGAAGAAACGGATGAAATAAATAAATTATGTAGTATGTCTGGTTATGGTCTAACCGGAACTTTTATTACTGGAGCTGTTAAATCAGATCAGCATAGAAGAGCAGGATCGAATATAATAGATGGTATACAAAATGATTTATTAATATGCTCACCGTCCGGACAAGACAATAATAGAACATCTTTAGAATTTATGATAGCAAGCGGAGATAGTGGAGGGGGTTTATTTATTGATAATAAATTAGCAGGAATAAATTCTTGTGTGATGGCATCTGATAAAAAACCAGACTCAACATATACAGACGAATGCGGCCATACAAGGATTAGCAAATTTAGTAAATGGATTAAAGATAGAACAATTAAAATTATGGAGAAATATAATGAAAAATAAAATAGGTTTATTGCCATATATAAGAGAAGATGTGTTTGGTATAACTACAGATACTCAACAAACATGTGGATGGGAAATAAAAAAGTTTAATATACAATCTTTATGGAATAAAACACAAGGAGAAGATGTTATTGTGTCAGTAATAGATACTGGATGCGATATGGATCATGAGGATCTTAAAAATAATATTATAGATAGTGCAAATTTTGTAGATTCTAGTAAAAAAGCAACAGATGTTGCTGGGCATGGAACTCATGTTGCTTCTACAATAGCGGCGGAAAATAATGGAACAGGAATAGTTGGCGTTGCTCCTAAAACTAAAATTATAGCAGTGAAGGCTCTTGGGGATAATGGTAATGGAAATATTCGTAATATATGTAATGCAATAAAATGGTCAGCAGATAGCGGGGTAGATTTTATTACTATGAGTTTAGGATCTCATCAATCTTCTATTGATCTAAAAACAGCTATAGATTATGCTGCAAATAAAGGTTGTATAATTTTTTGTGCTGCTGGAAATTCAGGAAAAGATACAGATATTATGTATCCAGCAAAATATGATCATACTATCGCAATAGGAGCAGTAAATGAGAATTTAGAAAGAACAGACTTTACATGTAGTGGCGAATCATTGGATTTTTTAGCACCAGGATTCAATATATTAGGTTGTGTACCAGGAAATAGATATGCGCTGATGAGCGGTACAAGTATGAGCAATCCGTTTGTTGTAGGATGCGCGTCGTTGTTATGTTCTTACAACAAAAAATATAAAAAGTATCAACTAAATACATGTGAAGATTATATAGAAGTGCTTAAAACCCAAACAATAAAATTATCAAACCCATTATATCAATCTAAAAAATATCAAGGTTATGGTATTATCAGTATAAATAATTTATTGTAAAATAGTTAATTCTTCTAAGAAATTAAAAATAATATTAAACTGATTAATTGGTAAACAGTTGTCTACATACCATTCATATGCATTCTGTATTATATTTTCTTTATATTGTAAATTTCGAATTTCTTCTATTTTATTTAATATTTCTATATCTATATTTTGATAATTTAAAATTTTATTTGTAATATTTTCATCTATAAAATTAATATAATGTATATTTTCTAGTAATGGATTATGAGTATTAGATTCAAATGGAGACCTTAAATTTAATACCTTGAGACCAAATAACTCCAAATCTCTATAACAGATATTAGCGGCGCCATTTAAACTCAACCCATATAAGTGTTGAGAAAGTTCATTATAATAATCTTTTTTTTGTTTTATAGTATGTGGTTTAATATATATATTAAAATTATCATACTGTTTTAATACATTTAATATATTTTCTCTGATACCATGAGCCATTCCGGCAAAATAAATTTGTTCATAATTTTTGATATTGTTGTTAAAATTTGATATTAGATCATGATCGGACCAATTTTCTAAATAATATACGGATGGACAAACATAAGAATATTTATCTATTAAAAATTTACTAATATTTGATACAGCAGAAAATTTTACAATATTTAATTGTCGTTTATTACACCATTCAATTGTAGCATTAGAGTAATCATACCAACTATGAACAAAAAACTTTTCTGTGTTTTTATTATATAGTATTAAATTAAACCAATTAAATAAACTATCAGAATTATTATCTAGCACATGATTAAATCTATTAGCAAATAACGATATCGGTTCATAAGTTAAATTAATATTAAGTTTGGATTGGATACTATTATGAAAATATTTATAAAATTCACTAACATACCAGTCGTTATATCCTTGTTCGTAAGATATAATGTATTCTGAATTCATTTTAGTGCTCAGTACTATGTACTATACCTCCTCTGGGACCTGTTTTATATCCATTTGGAGTAAAAATTTTATTCCATATAGGATGAGTAAAGGAGATATCATAGCTATTAAAACCAGCTAAGTATGCAGATACCCCTATTTCAAAACCCTCCGCCCATGTACCATAAGAATAATCTCTATTTACTAAATAATCATGAAAAAATTTCCATTGTTTAACCATTTTTTTTAGTTTTTGGTTTGTATTATAAAATAATAATAAATATTCTGCAGGGAGGCCGGCGTTACTCCACGGATGATTAGGATAATCTTTGATTATTTTGGTATTTTTATCAACTAAATCATAATTAAATAATTTATGCCAAAAAATTGTACATTTATCATAATTTGGTTCTATTTTATCTAAATCCTGTAAACAATTTGATGCAAATGTATCTAGAACGATTTGAAATTTTAAATCTGTTCTTGGGCCAAAGAAATCGAATTGTTGGTTTAGCTTATCATTTATAAAATTTATTACAATATCATTATCCCACCAATCGAAAGAATTATCACAGTCAGTAAAAATGATTAAAGCATCTTCAATATCTTGAACATGCTCTAAACATAAATATCTCATATTAAAATTAAAATCTGAAGAAGCTTTTTGTTTTCCTATTGGGAGCCTAACTTTTAAAGTTGATCTATCTATTTCTTTAATTTTAATTCTATCATGCTTGCCATAATGTTCTTCTATCACATACCTACAGTCGGTAGTGATATATATATCAATATTTGAAAGATTTAAGACATCTTCTATCATTCTTAATGTATAATCTCTTGTATAATTTTCGCCTAGACTGAGTGTTGTTATTATAATATTCATAAATTAATTTTACCTTTTTGTATTAGTTGTATACCAGTAAGAAAGTTATGATTAAAGATTATAGTTTGTTGTATATATAATATTATATAAGCTTTGCATTATTTGACATTGTTTACTGGGATTATACTCTGTTTCTATTTTGCATCTAAGATGAAAATTATTACCAATATCTTTTAGTATATCTTTATTAGTAGGAGGTTCTGTAAATTTAATCCAATTGGTACGTATAAGATTAATTTTATAATCGAATAATAGCTTACCAACACTCATATCATCTGGATAACTATAATTCCATTTATTTTGGTTTTCTACTATATATTGCACTAAATCCCTACTTATAATATAAGCTGATCCAGTTGCAAAGTCTATATTTAAATCCTCTGTATGATATGGTATCGGATATCCTGCATAAAATTTATTTTTAGGTTTATCATTTAAAAAATTAATTAGATTATATAGATGTATGAAACTAGAGCTATTGGTTCTTAAAATAAAATCAAATTCTTTATTTTGTAATAAATATTCAAAAGCTTTAATAGTTTTATGCCCTATATTAGAATAAGACTCTAAGCCATTTATAAAAATATTATTGTTTAAACACTTAGTACTATTATTGTCTAATAATTTATTATAGTAAAAAAAAATTTCTGTAAAAGGTGTTTTGACGCCGCCCCAGGTAGATTTAATACAATCATCCATAACAGAAAAACCATTATTATTACAACTTAATACCAAAATTAAAATTTTCATAAAAATTGTTTTACTTTTTCTTTAAGATCTTGGTTATTTTTTAAAAATTCCATAAGTATTTTTTTTGAGTTTGTTTCTGTTTCTATAAATCTACCATGTCTAATTATTTCTCCGTAGTCAAAAACAAGATAATTAGAACCTATTGGCCTATCATCAATATTATATGATAGTGGTGGATAATTAATTATTAAATTTGTAAAATTATAATCCAAAGATGTAATATCTGTTTCATCATAATAATTAGTTTCATAATTTAAATTACGATAATATCCTTTTTTATTTTTTATATTTGTGTTATCTAAAGAAGAAATTGATAATTCTGGATTATATTCAAGTAATTCTATAAAAGATTGTTTTTTCCAGATGCATGGCTGGACAGAATATAAGTGCCTATAACTATTTGGAATTTTATATAATGTACCACCAGACATTTGAAACTTATTTAAATGTGTTTCTATTTTTGGCCACTCTAATATAATATGATCACAATAATTTAAACTAGCAAATGAAAAAAAATCACAATTATAACTTTTAATTATATTTAATATTGAATAAAAATTATTAATATTAATTTTTGAATTTATCATATAATCATCACAAAAAAATAAAATATATTCTGTATTTATATTTCTAAGAGCTTTAAGCATAGATTGTGCAAAGTGATTGCCGGATGCAGAAAAGTTTACATTAGCATCAATAACATTTATTTCTTCAAAATTAATAGAAGTATTTTTATTAAATTTATTTGTAACAACATATATATTTTTAGTAATATCTTTTAAATATTTTTTAAATCTTGGTAAAGTAATATTAAAAATATTAATATATTTTTCATTAGTAAAAATTATAGAGCTAATATTAGTGTTCATTTTTTAATATAATTAATCCGTTATTGTTTAAGTATTTTTTATGCATAGTCCAGCCACTAGAACTTTCTAGAGCTAAAAAATCATCTATTGCTGCAATTAATCCAGTTTTTAAATAATCCTGTTTTTTGATTTTATCACTAGCATGATCATAAATATATTCATCATGATAACCAAAAGTAAATGTATCATGGATTATAATAAATTTATTTACTTTTTTTGAATGAGTAAGCAATTCCATAAATAGCTGATTATAAGTATGTAATGTATCAATAAATAAAAGATCTGTTGATTCTATATCTATAGATAAAACATCTGCTGTTATAAAAGTATAATCAATATTATATTCTTTAGCTAAAGTTATTAAATTATTTATTTCATTAAAATAAGGTTTAATATCATAGCTAATCATTTTTACTGGATTAGATGCTAATAAAGCAATCGTAGATAAACCAAATCTAGTTCCCATTTCAGTTATTGTTTTACACAGTGTTGCATATTCAAATAGTGTGGGTAAATGTTCGTTTATATCGGAATGCTCAGAACATTTTTGATGATATTCAGTGATAATTTTTTTCATATTGATTATTTATCTAAGAAGTTTTTATATTTTGTTCCAAAAAAAACTGTAAATCTTCTGGCGTTCCCAATCCATACATTTTTTGTATATTATATGTTTTAATTTTAACTCCAGCTTTTATAGCCTCATTAAAAACAGGACAAACATAAAATTCATTATTAACTCTAATATTTTTATTAATCATCTGTTCGGCATATTTCACATAGTCGCATCCATTTTTCCAATAATATATACCAACAGTAGCAATATTAGATATAGGATTTTTTTCTGCTACTTGAGTAACAAATCCTAATTCATCTAATTTAGCAAATGACCACTTAGGGTGTATAGATTCGAATGTGACCATACCTGAATCGCAATTAGTTTCATTCATTTTATACATAAATTCATTCGAATCCCATACTATAAACTGATCAGAATTAGCTATTATAAGTGGATTATTATTATCAATAAATTTTTTAGCTAATAAAGTTGTGCATGCGGCACCGTCGGTTAAACCATCGGTTTCTACGATTGTACAATTTTTAGATATTAAATTTAGTAAAGTATCTAAATTATATTTTATTCTATGTAATTTTTGAACTATAAATATATAATTAGCATCTATATTTAAATTATCAACGACAACCTGTATCATTGGTTTACCATTAACATCAATCAAAGGTTTTGGAAACGTATATCCTGCTTGTTCAAATCTGCTTCCAGCACCAGCCATAGGTATAAGAATATTTAGTTTATCATCGACCCATTTTGGAGATTTTGTTAAAACATGATTCTTTTCTAAAGAATTTAATTTATTGATTTTTATTTCTATATTTGAGTAATCAACATCATCAGGATTTGTAATCCTTAATACATTTGCATGAGTTCTACTTGCCGCTAATAAACCATGAGGAGAATCCTCCAAAATTAATGTTTCTTCTGGTAAACAATTCATTAATGAAATTGCTTTCCAAAATATTTCCGGATGTGGTTTACTATTATTTACATCCTCATTTGATAATATTAAATCAAAATATTCTATTATATCTAATTTATGAAGTACCGATATAACCGTTTTTCTTATGCTATTACTACAACATACTATTTTATATGAAGATTCTGATAATTTTGATAAACATTCTATAAGTTTTTTAGATTTTTTTAAATTACCTAATTTTTGTATAGTATATTTTTGTTTTTTATTCCAAACTCTATCAAAACATTCCTGTGGTAATCCTTTATTATTTTGTAATAGTTGTAATTTTTGATATGTTTTTAGTCCATCATAAATATTTATATGTTCATCCCATTTGATTAAAAATTCTGAGCCTTCATTTAAAAGTGCCATATTCAAGCATTCATAATGAATTTCTTTGGTACTTATAAGAACTCCATCTAAATCAAATATAATTGTTTTTATCATAATTATATTTTCCTATATAATCAGAACACACACCAATACAACCAGATAAAGAATCATTATAAATTTCTGGTGTCACAGCTATGCTTCCAGATATCGGTTGTTGTCCAGGATATGCCCAAATAAAATTTAATGATGTTAAAGCAATATCATCTTTTTGATGCCAAAAAAAATTAAACAATGGATTTTTATTTTTTAGAAAATAATTAACACTAGTCATATCTTTACAATGAATCCATAAAAATTTTACTCTTTGAGTCAACCAAGATATATCGGTAGCATACTTTGGAACATCATGACCTAACCAAAATTCATTATTAATATACCAAATATCTAATTCTACATTATAACCTTGTTTTATAGCAGAATCTAAATATATTGGATTATTTTCTAAAGATTTTATAGGACCATTAATATTTCCTCTATGAGATATTAATATCATAAATTACCAACTATTCGTTCGCACCAATCTTTTGATTTGCTATGCGGCCATACAACCCAATATTTAGGTTTTATTTTAGTTTGAAACTCTCTCCAAACTTTACAATACCCATCCGGATCATTTTTCATTCTAGATATTTCTTCAATATCAGCATCTTGTCTAAAAATAGTTTCATCTTTTTCATCATGAAAAGCTACAACCCAAAAATCATAATCGTTTTCTGGAACTTGAGAATACTGAATATCTATACAATGTTTGAAAATATACAATAATTTATTTTCAAATTCTTCATATGTTAAATCAGATGTTTCTGGGTCTGGCGGAGGTTTATTATCTTTAACTCTTTGTTGTATTGCTCTTTTATTAAAGCTTAATCCAGAATATTGTTCATAGTCTTGTAGTGTTCTAATTGAACCAAAACCATATTTACCAAAATCTATATCCCTTTTTTCTCCATCCATTTCAAATAATTTACGATTTTTTAAATGACATTTATCATTTTTAGTTGACCATTGTGGATCATCATCCCATTGTTTTTTTCTTCCTTTCCTGGTATATTCATGCCAACAAACGACCTTATGAGGATGAAACAAGTCGTACCCATGAGTATAGGCTCTGACAGCTATACTTATTTCTTCTCCGTGAAAATAGTATTCTGGATCGTGTTGAACTTCTTGGGCAAATTCTCCTAGAGTAAAGCAAAAATGAGCACTATAAAATCTAGCTGGCAATGGTTCTTTATTATTATCCCATGTATCGAATGAAGCAGGAAGAAAGAACACAGCGCCCTCTGGAATAAATCTATCAAAATTCATTTTCCAGGGTTCCATTACTCTTGCCTGCGGATCATTTTCTGGATCAAAACTAGGAATATAACCTGTCAATAATGGTTTTTTATGCCCCTTTGCTTGTAGATCTAATATCATATTAATTAATTCTGTATCCCAATGAGGAATAAATCTATGGTGACTGTCTAGTTGCATTGTATAAGTTTCATTTTTATATAATTGTTGAACAGCGTTTCTTGCCCAACAAACCCCTTTGCTATCTAGATAATTTACATCTATAATTCTAAATCTATCGTCATTTATATATTCATCTAAATTATCCCATAGGTCATCAACAGAATGCTGCCAACATATCCCTATTCTAAGGTTATCTGGATTATCTGCTTTTGATAATAGATCTTTTATTGTTGGTAATAATTGAGGATCTCGATAACTAGCTATTTGGATAAAAATAGTATTTTTTTTAGTTTTCTTTTCTTTCTTCACTTTCATAAAAATGAACCCTATTGTGTGTAATTGGACTCGCTAATAAAATTGCGGGATTAACTATATTATCTCTTGTTAATGTGTAAATATGGCTCATCCATGTCTGCTCGAAAGGATGGTCCCATTTTGTATCGAGAAATAATTTTTGATTACCTTCTTGATCTATTATATGTGGCCAGTTGGAATAGTATATTTCTCCTTCAGCATAGGCAACACCATTGAAAGTTTTTATACATTTAATATTTGTATTAGGTTTTTTCTTTATAGTTCCAAAATATTTTATTTTTTTATCAGAAGGCAAATTGTGCCAGCTCCACTGTTCGCCATTATGTCCAAAAAATTCAGCAAATGAGAATTTTAAAAAATCATATCGTTCTTTATTCATAATTTTAATAATATTATGATAAAAATTATTGACATACTTAGATAAACCAACATTACAGACTGTGTTAGACAAATCTAAAAGCATATCATCCTCAAAAAACAACATATATTTTGATTTTTTAGAATCGAAATCTTCTGCTGCAAATTGTCTAGATCCACATATACCCATATTTCCTTTTTGAATATGTTCTATAAAATTATATTTTAAACATATATCATTATATTTATTTATTAAACTATCATTAGTAGAGTTATTAATTAATATTTTTTTTGTTTTTGTAATAAAATTATTATCATATTTTTCAAAACTATCCATAACCATTTGTAATTGTTCTGGAGAATTAAAAGTGTTTATATATAATAATATATCATTATTTTCATACTGTTTTCTTATATTATTATTAATATTTATTATATTATTTATTGGTATATTTTTTATATCTTCAAAAAATTTATATATTAATCCGTTATCTTCTATCATATGTATTTTATATAAATCTTCATCAAGATATGTCATTATTGTAAAAATACTTTCCTCTGTGCCCATGAATCCTGCGCTTAATGAATCATTTAACAAAGAATAATATTGAGCATTAGCTTCCGAAAGATAATCTATATGACCACCGAATAATCCTCCCCTAGCAACTCTTGTAACTTTTGATTTTGCATATTTTTCCATTGCTGATATACTAAAACCATGTATTTCTGTATTTGTGCTGTATGGAAAACAGATAAATAATAATTTATCAACAATTTTTTCTAATTTATGGATAATCTTATCGTGACTAAAATATCCTTCATGTATTGTATTTGTTATTCCACCATCCAACCAAAACATATACTCTGTATTAAATGGATTATATATCTTTGCGTTATGCAGCATAAACATTTTGCTCATAACCATAGGATTATACATTGGCATCTTTGCTTGAGTGCTATCTTTTAACCATCCAACTTGGTTAATCCATTCCTCTTTTGTTCTAATTGTTTGCACCTTATCAAAGAATGGAAAAAAATTTCCACCAAAATCTTCTGTCTTTTGATGATATACCACAGTATTAGATCTATTTCTTACAGACCATACTATATCCTCATGTTTTTGGTCTATAAAAACAATTACAGGCACATCTTCGCCTAGGCTGGATAACAGTTTCTTGAAATTATTTACATAATGGTCAAAATTTCTTGACCAACCATCTGATAGCTCGGACCTACCAAGATCCCATATCCCAGTAACTATAGTGGTATTTATCATTAGAATGTCTTACATAAGAATATATCCAACCGACTGCATAATATATAATCAGATTTTATGGTTTTGTCAACACAAAAAATTTTATTTCGGTGTTGACTTTTTGTGGAATGATGATATTATGAATGGTGAACTTTGGGCATGGAAAAATGAAAAATCCAGAAGATAATACAGACAGAAAAAATCTAAGAAGAGAGAAAATAAAGAAGAAAAATCTAATAAAAGATTCTTCTTTTGAGGATGAGAAACAGGAAAAAAAGCATCTTCAAAAAAAAGAACTAAAAAAAATAAAAGAAAGTTTTGACGACGAAGAATGGGAAGATTGGGATAGATATTATAATCACTAAATAATATGAAATATTTAGAGGAATTGTCGTTTGGTGATTGTTTTATATATAATGATAATAAATATATATTAACAACTGATTTCAAGAATAATTTTCAAAAATTATGCGTTTCATTAAAAGATGGTCATATGAAATGGATAAAATCAGATCAAATTGTAGATATCATAGATATTTTTATTTTTGATAAAGAATCAAATGTGATAGCAATAAAAGAAAGAAAGAAACAAGATGATTTTTTTGATAAAAATTAAAACTTTTTTAAAGTCTTTATTTTTCCATATATATGCCGGATCACCAAAATCCACAAAAGATCAGATTATGTATAGATATCAGATCTGTTTATCTTGTCCAGAATATAATTCTAATAAATCTGAGTGTGGGGTTTGTGGTTGTGCTATTAGTACAAAAAGTATATTTTTAAATAAGTTAGCGTGGGCCGATCAAGAGTGTCCTTTAGGCAAATGGAACAAAATATTATGACAATTATAAATTCTAAAAACTTAAATAAATTAATGACTACTAATATTGATATATTTGAAATGTCGAAAAATAGAGTTTTGGCAGAAAAAAATGGAGCAACAGTTTTTATTCCCCATGTTTGTAACAACATCGATTTATTCGGAGCAGGATTTGCCGCAGATCTTGCAGAAAAATTCCCATCTGTAAAAGCAGATTATCATATGTTAGGTAAAAATTTCTTAAAAAATAATTTTGGATATTGTCAAATAATAAAAGTCCTAGAAGAACCAAAACATAAACAAAAATTATATATAGCAAATATGATTGCTCAAAATGGAATAAAATCCAGAAACAATCCTCGCCCACTGAACTATTTTGCGCTTGCAAAATCTATGGGTGCCATGTCATCTTTTATATTATCAAATACTGGCTTTTTAAATAAATCTGAAAATATTGAGATACATTGTCCAAAATTTGGCAGCGGATTGGCTGGCGGCAACTGGAATTTTATAAATGATTTAATTTATGATATTTGGGGGAAATATAATGTAACTGTTCATACTTTTAATAAACCAAATCATGAAAGATAAAATTTTTCTATCTTGGCTATTAAATAGGCTAAAATTTAAATATAACGAAAAAGATATACAAATATTAGACAGAGTAGACTCAATTATTAACAATAGGCTAATTATAGATTATTCAATAGATCAAAATATAATAGAAAAAATATGTAAAAAGTATCACCAAGATTGGGATTTTGAAAAATGTGAATTGGGTTTCGGGCATTCCGATGACTCCAGGCAAGAAATAAAAAATTATACAACAAATATTATTAAGGATTATATTAATGAAATATGTATTGCTAGATGATGATGCCATAGAAATAGGTGGCACGAATCTAACTATACTATCAATGTTTGAAGACAGGCTAAATGAAACTACTAAAATAGCTTGTAAAAATCTCTCCAAACTAGATATTATAAAATATGCTGACCAAATATGGATTATTGGTAATATCATGGGTTTGGCACAAAAAACAGATGATACTGTTAAATTCTTATTTGACACTGTGAAAAAATTTGTAAAAATAGAATTTGATTATAATTTTTGTCCATATCGAGGAGAAATACCTCATCAGAAACTTGGTAAATCTGAATGTTCTTGCCCTTATGGTACAACTGGATTAATACAGTTATCTTTTATTTACGATAAAATCATAGAAAATAGCAAGCATATTTTTTTTATGTCCGAAAGACAAAGATCAATATACGCTAATCATATGCCATTGCTAGATTTTTCTAAAACTACTATTTTATCTTCATGTTTTTCTAAACAATCGTTAAATTTATTTGATTCTTTAAAAGATAGCCCTAAAAATAATAAATATGCTATATTACAAGGTTTCGGGGGATGGCATAGCGAAGCAAAAGGATGTGATGTTGCCAAAAATTTTTGCACAATTAATAAACTAGATTACGATATTCTTCCTATACAAAAATATGAAGATCATATAAAAACTTTATCTAAATATAAAGGAATAATATTTTTACCAATAGTAGACGATACATGTCCTAGAGCTATAATCGAAGCAAGATTATTAGGTCTGGATATTATTACAAATATTAATAGTCAACATACTACAGAGTGGTGGTGGAAAGATCCAGAAAAAACACTAGAATATATATCATCTAGACCAAAAGTATTCTGGGAAAATATAGATAATATATAATTATGATTAATATCGTTACATGCGTGTGGAATTCCGAAAAATATATTAATTTATGTATAGATTCTGTATTAAGCCAAAAAAATCAAAACTACAGAATGTTTATTATAGATGATGTTTCGGACGATAATACGTGCTCAATCATCGAAGATAAAACTAAAAATTATCCTAATATAAAATTTATAAAAAACGAAACAAAAAAATATAAACTTAAAAATTTTGATGAAATTTTATCCAATAATAATCTAATTAAAGACGAAGATATAATTCTAGAATTAGATGGAGATGATTGGCTAGCTCATAATAATGTTATAGATATTATATATGATACGTATAAAACAAATAATATCTTAATAAGTAATAGTAAATTTGTTTATTCTAATGGAAAAATCGGATTTTCTGATAAATGCAATATAAGTTTGATAAGAAAATCTCCATTTATATTTTCTCATCTAAGAACGTGGAAAACTAAATTGTGGAGAAATATCAATAAAAAATATTTCATAGATCCAAGATCAAATGATTACTTTAAAATTACAGCAGATATGGCCTATTCTTTGCCTATGCTGGAACTCGCCACACAAGACAAATATGTACATATACCAGAAATACTGCTAGTATATAATGATCAAAATCCACATAATGATCACAAACCAGGTTCAGCCGCAGGAGGTCAATTGGAACAAGGCATTGTTGAAAAAATAATCAGAAATACTTTATTATGAAAAATATAATACTCATTAACACCCCAACGCTGCCATGCCCAGGTAGTCATTATTTTACTTCTTCAAAATTTTGTCATGGATTTTTACATAATGGATTTAATTTTTTAGAAATAAATGATATAAATAATTCATTATCTAAATATAATAATCAAGATAATATTTTTTTGATATCTAATCATTTTGTATCGCAAGGAAATAAAGAGGATGCTTACAGACTAGGAAAATTATTACCAAATGCATATTTTATTTGTTGGCATTTTAATTTTGAAAAAGAACTAATTGATAATATGCCGTTTAAAAAATTTATTATAACAGGAGAGCATTATTTATATCCTCCCAAATCTTCGGATAGACATATCGAAGCTTATAATTTTAGCAAATCTTGCAATGAATGGGAGCCATTTATTTTTTCTAGTAATATAGATCCTAACCGAGTTGGAAATTTTACAAGAAATATAATATATGATTCATTTTTTATAGGATATCCTTATAAAACAGAGTGGACATCTCTATTACAAAATAATTATGTTCATAACAGTAATGGATTATTTCTTCCAGAAAATGATAGAATTCGCATTTATTTATCCAGTAGGGTTTGTTTGGGGTTTCATAGCGATGCAAATATAGCTAATTCTTGTGTTGTAGAAAGAGTATTTGAAGGAATGGCATACGGTTGCGCTGTTATTAGCGATAATAAAGCCGCAACAGATTACACAGATAATACTGTTAAATATGTACAGTCATATGATGAAGTAATATCCTATATAAATTTTTATAAAAATAATAATAATGAATATATAAAATTACAAGAACAAGGTTACAAATTTATTAAAGAAAAAGGAACTTACTATCATTTATCTCAAAACTTTATTAAAAAAATAAAACACTTATATGAATAAAAAAATATTAATTACTGGCGGCTGTGGTTTTGTCGGTAGGCACTTTGCTAGTTATTTTTCTAAAACAAATGATGTTACTATCGTCGATAATATGTCATCAGAAAGCTCTCTATATCCAGAACAATGGATGGATAGATTGCAATGTTCAATAAAATTTATTGAGTCTGATATTATAGAATATCTAAAAACAAATATAGAGCATTTTGATATAGTAATCCATTTAGCAGCAGTAGTGGGAGGCAGACAAAAGATAGAAAATAATCCAATGGATATTGCTCAGGATTTAAATATAGATTCGTATGTTATAAATTGGTGTGCAAAAAATAATTCTAGGCTAATTTTTTTCTCATCTAGCGCCGTGTATCCTGTATCACACCAAACATATAATACTCATCAAAAACTTCACGAAGATTTGATGAATTTCGATGATAATTTTGGTGTTCCAGATTTGACATATGGCTGGGCAAAAATGACTGGAGAATATTTATGTAAAATAGCACATCAAAAACTTGGACTAAAATGTATTGTATATAGGCCATTTTCTGGATACGGAGAGGATCAAAATGAAGTTTATCCATTTCCAGCGATTATAAAAAGAGTAATTCATCAAGAAAATCCTTTGTCTATTTGGAGTAACAGTATTAGGGATTTTGTGCATATAGACGATATTGTTAAATATGTCGATAAAACTATGTTTGATTTTTCTGATGGTAGTCCATTAAATATCGGAACTTCAATAGCAACATCTTTTATGGAATTAGCAAACCAAGCAGCTATTTTATATGGTTATAATCCAAAAGTTATTGTCCTAAATGATAAGCCACAAGGAGTTTATTATAGAGTATCAAAATCGTCAATCGACTATTCCATAAACTTGACCAATGGAATTGAAAAAAGCATAAACCATTTATTAAAAAGAACAATATAATGTTAATTACCTTTAATTCAATAGTACAAAAATATGGAAAACCCAAGGGCGTTATACATATCGGCGCCCATCTCATGGAAGAAAGAGATGATTATATTAATGAAGGCATAAACAATATTATTTGGATAGAAGCAAATCCGAGTGTATTTTCTGTCATAAATAAAAAGCAGATATCCAAAAATGAAAAAGTATTCAATTATACCATATCTGATACAGATAATCAAATAATAAATTTTTATATTACAAATAATGGCCAATCATCTTCTATTCTAGAATTAGATAAACATAAAATCTATCATCCATCGATTTTTATCACGGAAACTATACAAACGCAAACTAAAAGAATGGATACAATAGTATTAGAAAAAAATATCGACATAGGATTATATGACTTTCTAAATATAGATATTCAGGGTGCCGAGCTACTAGCCTTAAAAGGATTTGGTGATTTAATTAATAATATAAAATATATATATACTGAAATTAATACAAATACACTATATGAAAATTGTGCATTAATTAATGATATTGATGAATACCTGAATAGCTATGGATTTAAAAGAGTTGAAACAGAACTGACTGATTTTGAATGGGGGGATGCTTTATATATTAAAGGAACTCAATAACTATGTTTAATCAATGTGATTCAAATATGATAACACTTGCAATACCTAATTATAATAGATCTGAACTAGTTATAGAAAGCTTTGCTCATGTTATAAATGACAATAGAATAAATGAAATAATTATATTAGATGATTTTTCTGATATAATAATATATAATGACTTAAAAAGTAAAATACAAAATATTAATAATCCAAAAATTAAACTTTATAGGAATGATAGCAATCTTGGAGCTTTTTTGAATAAAAAAAAATCTGTTACACTATCAAAGAATGATTGGATAATATTATTAGATTCTGATAATATAATTGATATAAATTATATTGATGCTATTATAGATAAAAAAGACACCAAAACTATCTATTGTCCGTCACATGCTATTTGTGACTCATCAACACTAAATTATAAACCATATGTGAGTATATTATCTAAAAAAGATTATAAAAATATCATTTGTAATGGAAGAAGTATTTGGGATTGTATTTTTAATACTGGCAATTATTTTTTTTATAAAAACACATATTTGGAATGTATAGATAAAGAACAAAAAATAAAAAATCCATTTGCTGCGGATGCTTATTATATGATTTATTTACTATTTAAGAATATAGAAGATTCAAAATTCGAAGTTGTTGATGGTCTATCATACTGTCATAGACTTCATTCTTCAAGTTATTTTTTAAATAATAGTCACAATAGTGAAAAATTTATAGCTGAAATAAATGAAGATATTAAAAAATGGTTATAAGTTATGTTAAAAATTAATGAAAGTTTTAGACCAAGAAACATATTAGAATATCCACCAAATAACAAACAAACATTTGAAGAATATTTTTATGATCAATATATTATAGACAATACAATAACAGATAGAATCTATATTCCAATATTTTGGACCAACTATTATATATCAAAAAATTATGGACAAGCAGAGTTATCTGAACTACAAGAAGTTTTAGATAATTTAGACAGAAATAAAAAATATTTTACTATTATTCAATATGATGATAATATCTTAAATAATTTAAAAGATCTTGATATAATAATTTTTGCACAAGGTGGATATGGCAATTTTAAAGATAAAAGTTATGCTATATCATTAAATTGTCAAGGAAATTATCATACTAATACAATAGATAAAAATATATTTGCTTCTTTTGTCGGTAGACAAACCCATCCTATAAGAAGTATGATTTTCAATCAATTTAAAGATAAAGAGAATTATTTTATTTCTAATCCTATAGACTATAGCTCATATAGAGATATTATGAATAGAAGCTTGTTTTCTCTTTGCCCTAGAGGATATGGTCTAACATCATTTAGAATATGCGAATCTTTACAGTTTGGGTCTATACCTGTATATATTTATGATGATGAATTTATTCCTTTTAAAAATGAATTCGAATTTAATAAGATTGGAATTTTAATAAAACAAAATGATATTCAATATATAGATGAAATATTAATATCTAATAAAAATAATATTAAAACATTTAATGAAAATAGAAAAAATATATATAATAAATATTTTAATTACAGTGGTACAAAAAATTCTATTTTGGAAATCTTAAAAAAAAGTAACATATAAAATGGTAGTGGTTCAAATATAAATGGAACCTCATACACAACTAATAATAGTATTGCCATAAAAAATGAAATATATTAAATTTACTGAATCAGAGATTAAACTTTTCTATTCAACTATTATTAAAAAAGATGAAACATATCTTACAAGATATGATATTTTATCAAATGAAGATAAAGAATTTTTAGATAATATCTTATCTCGTCCAAGTTACAGATGGGATGTTAGAGATTATAGTAGAGTTAGAACAATATTAGATTTTAAAAATTGGATCAATAAATACCAAATAAATATTGATAAATTAGCATATACATATGAGGATGATCCCGAAATTAAATTATTAAATTATAATAGCAAATTTCTAATAAATTATGACGGAGTAAATGGAGATTTACATGAAATAGATTATGATAATGAGTTTGATTTTTTCTTATTCAATCAGACAATAGAGCATTTGTATAATCCCTTTGTGTGTGTTCAAAATATTTACAAATCACTAAAATTAGGTGGTTATGTTTTTACAAGTGTTCCTACTATAAATATACCGCACTCTACCCCAATACATTTCAATGGATTTAATACTATGGGTTTATCAATGCTATTCAAAACGTGCGGATTTGAAATTTTAGAAGTCGGCCAATGGGGCAATTATGAATATATAAATAAACTTTTTAGTACACATATGTGGCCAGGATATTCAAATCTATCTGAAAATGGTATCAAAAACGAAGAAAAAAATATAGTTAGTTGTTGGATTTTAGCAAAAAAAGTAACTTAAAATGATAATAATAAAACTACAAGGTGGATTGGGAAATCAGCTATTTCAATGGGCTCTTGGTAAAAGTTTATCAATAGAACTAATCTGTGAAACATATCTTGATTTATCTTTTCTTAATTTAACAATTCCAGGGATAACTAAAAGATATTTCGAATTAGACAAATTTCCATACATTACAGAAAAACCTATTATGAATAAATATAAATATTTTAATTTTAATGTTATTAATGATGATTCATCAATTGATAATGTTAATAAAAATATGAATTATTATCTTGATGGATATTTTCAACATAAAAAATATATTGCTATATATAATGATAATATATCAAAACTTTTACAACCGGATATAAACAATATAAATATTGACAAATCCCTATTAGAAAAAATAATCAATACAAATAGCCTGTCTATACATGTGAGAAGAACAGATTATTTGACATCAAAAGGATTTCATCCAGTACAGAGTATCAAATATTATAATAATGCAATTGATCAAGTTAAAAATTATGATAATATATTTATATTTTCTGATGATATTACCTGGTGCAAAAATAATTTTATTTATGAAAATATGCATTTTATAGAAGGATTAAGCTCTACATATGACTTATGGCTCATGTCATTATGCAAAAATAATATAATTGCAAATAGTTCTTTTAGTTGGTGGGCAGCGTACCTAAATAGAAATGTAAATAAAATAATTGTAGCTCCACAAAAATGGTTTGGTTCATCGAAATCAGACAATGACAGTCTTGTAATGGATGGCTGGATTAGAATTGATTCATGAAAAACAGCTTGATTCCGCCTGACTATCTGTTATCATATGGAAGAAGGAGATACTATGTCAGAATTCGTTTTATTTTGCATATTTTGCGCCTGTGTATTGGGGTGGTTTGATGGTGGAAAAAAAATAAAAAATTATGATCAATAGATTAAAAAATCAAAGAGTATATCTTGCTGGTGCTATGGATAGGGCTGCAGACAGAGGGAATGGTTGGAGAGACAATATAACTCCATTTTTGGAGTCTCTGAATATTATTGTGTTTAATCCAATAAAAAAACCATCCTTAATAGGAAAAGAAGACGAGGCAACTCATCAATTAAAAAAAATATTAAAGTCTGAATTAAAATACGATGATTTGTCTCAGCTAATGAAAACGATTAGGTCAGTAGACCTAAGACTTGTGGATATCAGCGATTTTCTGATAGTTAATCTAGATTTAGATATACATCCATGCGGAACTTATGAAGAAATATTTTGGGCAAATAGACAAAAAAAACCGATTATAATACATATGGTACAAGGAAAACAAAATGCTCCAGATTGGTTATTTGGAACTATACCTCATCAAATGATTTTTTCATCCTGGAATGATATCCAAAAATACCTCATTTCTATTGCAAATAATACTGATATAATTACCTATAATAGATGGCACTTTTTTACATGCAAGGAAAAAAATGAATAAGATACAAATAGAAAATCATGATTTTTATTATTTAGATTCAGATGATCCTGTAATATCTAATCTAAAAACAAAAAAACTATATGGCTTAAGCAATTATATACTATTAAAACATTTTTCTCAGAATGCACAAGGATGGATTATAGACTGCGGCGCTCACATAGGAACATTCTCTTTTGTGCCAGCTATAGAACAAAATAAAATACTGCTCATTGAAGCAGCTACTCAGAATTACGAATGCTTAGAATTAACATTTAAACATTTTACTAATGCTATTATAGAAAAAGCTATAGTATTAGATAAAAAACAGAACTGTAATTTTTCTTCAGATTATGGGCCATTTGGCTCGCCAGTATTGGAAGACTCAGGCTCTGAACAATCAACAACAATAGATGAAATATGCAATAAACACAATATAGATTCAGTATCTATGATAAAAATAGATATTGAAGGCTTTGAAGAAGAAGCAATCATAGGCGCTCAAGATACAATTAATAAAAATAAACCAATTATGCTATTGGAAATAAATGGACATTGCCTAAGAATTAGAAATAAAAAACCATTAAGTATTTTTCAAAAAATAGAAGATATGAATTATTTTTCATTTATTATTAATGGTAATATCTTAATACCAATAAATAAAAATGACAAATTCCCATTTTGTGTCACAGACGTTCTTTGTATCCATAGAGATAATATTCATAAATATATTGGTTTTTGTAAAATTTCTGATCAACTATCCAATGACGATATAGAAAAAATACTAGAGCATAATTATGCACAGTCTAATGAGGATTGTAAAAAATATTTTCAAACTATAGTATAATAGCACATGCCAAAATATTATGTCAAATCAGGACAAATTAAATTTATAGTTGACTGTACTGATCACATATGTGCTATATTAGCTGCGCTAACTCATTATAAGGGTAAAGGTATTTTGACTGGACCAAAGATATGCGTTGGAGAGCAAGGGTTCGAAGATTTTAAAAAATGGAAATGTTATGATACGGATAAATTTTTGAAAGAAATATGATGCAAAAAATAATTAACGAAATTAAGTTAGATTTTGATGATGTTCTAATAAGACCAAAAAGATCAACACTAAATAGTAGAGCAGAGGTTTGTCTTCAAAGAGAATTCAAATTTAAATATTCTCCAAGAAAATTATTAACTGTTCCTATTATGGTTGCAAATATGGATACAGTAGGAACATTCGCTATGGCTAAATCTTTAGGTGTCCAGAGGGCTATTACTTGTCTACATAAGCATTATAAAATAAACGAATACGTTGCATTTTATACAGATCCTAGCATAGTCAATAAAAATCTTGCATTTTATTCTATTGGAACAAGTGAAAAAGATATCATGAAAGCTGTTGATGTATTCAACCAAATAAAAAGTTTTAAACTTGAACCTCCAAATATTTGTTTGGATGTCGCCAATGGATACACAGAACAGTTTGTAAAAACAGCATATAGACTTCGTAATTTGTTTCCCGATTCCATAATTATGGCTGGAAATGTAGTCACTCCAGAAATGACAGAAGAATTGATCATTCATGGTCAGGTAGATATAGTAAAGGTTGGTATAGGATCTGGTAGCGTGTGTACCACGCGGTTAAAAACTGGTGTGGGATACCCCCAATTGAGTGCCGTAATGGAGTGTGCGGATGCTGCACACGGTCTTGGCGGACACATTTGTTCAGATGGTGGGTGTAAAGTTGTTGGAGATGTTTGCAAGGCATTTGGAGGTAATAGTGATTTTGTTATGTTGGGCAGTATATTTGCTGGTGTTGACGAATGTGAAGGAGAATGGAAGTACGAGTACCTTACTGCTCAAGGATTTTGGCAACCATTAAGCCCAAATGACTTGATTGATTGCACAAAAAGAAAAGTATCTTTAAAATACTATGGTATGAGTAGTAAAAACGCTATGGATAAACACCACAATGGTATTGCACAATACAGAACATCTGAAGGTAAATGCGTAGTAGTTCCATATAAAGGAACAGCTGAAGAAATTATTAATGATATTTATGGAGGAATACGAAGCGCTTGCACATATATTGGTGCTAATAAAATTAAAGACTTTGGGAAAAAAACAACATTCATGCAGGTAAACAATACACACAATAAAGTATACGAAAAATGAATATAAATATTTCATGTCCTATTAATAATACGGGTTATGGATTAGCATCAATAAATATTCTCAAATCGTTATATGAAAAGGGTTCAAATATAACATATTTTCCCATAGGAAATCCGCATATTAATTCTGAGCAAGACAAAGAAATAATTGTTCAGATGTATAATAATAGATTAAAATGTGATATTTTATCTCCATATATTAAAATATGGCATCAGTTTGATTTATTGGATCATGTGGGTAAAGGTAAATATTATGCTTTTCCTTTCTTTGAGTTAGACACATTTAACGATCAAGAAAAAATAAGTCTCAGTGTTCCCGATGTTATATTTGCTACAAGCGAATGGGCTAAAAATATTATACAAAATAATATTTCTACTCCTACAGAGGTTATACCTCTTGGTGTTGACATATCTATTTTTGATAGTATAAAAATACAAAAAACAAGAAAAAACGAAAAATATATTTTTCTAAATATTGGTAAATGGGAAATAAGAAAAGGTCATGACTTTATATATAAAATATTTAAAGATGCTTTTCCCAAAGAAAACGATGTGGAATTATGGGTCCTGGCTTCTGAAAAAACAAACAATTACTCTAGCGAAAATGAACTTAAAACATGGAAACAAATTTATTCGAATGATCCAAGAATAAAATTATTTAATGGAATGAATAATCAATACGAAATTGCTGAATTAATAGCAAATTCAGACTGCGGACTTTATCCATCTAGAGCAGAAGGCTGGAATTTAGAGCTATTAGAAACAATGGCTATGAATAAACCTGTTATAGCAACAGATTATTCGGCACATACAGAATTTTGTAACAAAAATAATTGCATGCTCATAGATATTGATGAGACAGAAAAAGCATTTGACAATAAAGCATTTGTAGGTCAGGGAAATTGGGCTAAAATAGGACCAAATCAAATAGAACAAACTATAAATCATATGAGAAATGCTTATAATAATAGAATTGTTACTAATAATAATGGATTAATAACGGCCAATAAATACACATGGTCTAACACTGCTGATCATATATTAAGGTGTATATCCTAATAACTCTAATATTATAGGAATAATTATGCCAATACCAAAACCAGAAAAAAATGAAGATAGAAAAAAATTTATATCAAGGTGTATGGGAAATGACACAATGGTTAAGGAATATCCTGATAATAAACAAAGAATTGCTATTTGTCTAGGACAGGCTTCTCTAGTGACGGCGGATAACGATTCTGTTTTGGCTCGGGTATGTGAATCTATAGAACTGATCAGATTTATGGAAGAAGCAGATTTCGGTTTCGAAGAAGAACTAACGGCAGAAAATTTTTATGATCCAAAACAAGAAGACTATGAAGATTTAGGATACCCAGTAGAAGATATAGAAGAATTCGATATCATATTTTCTAAATTTGAATATAGAGATCCACAAACCAATGAATTATATTACTATGACAGAAAAGGTATTTATACTAAAGATGGAAGACAACTAATTTACATAGGGAAAGCATCTGAATATCAGGGAAGGAAAGTTCAATTAAATAAACCATTCAGAACTCCAGGTGGTCCTAAAAAATTTAGCGTTTATGTCAAGAACGATAAAGGAAACGTGGTTAAAGTAAATTTTGGTGATCCAAATATGAAAATAAAGAAAAATATTCCAGAAAGACGCAAAAGCTTTAGAGCAAGACACAACTGTGATAATCCTGGTCCAAAATGGAAAGCAAGATATTGGTCTTGTAGAGCGTGGTAAATATTATGAAATCTATATCAGAATTATTACAAGAACAAGAGCAAAATAATACCGAAGTAGTTAGCACTTGTCCAGGAGCTACTCAAGATATTTCTATAAACTTATCTAATAGACAAATATGCGTTAATAAAGCAAACTACGGACCAGCTAATCCTTTGCTGGATAATCCAGATTTTTGGACAAAAAAAGCTGAATTATTCAAAACATCCATAGAAGAAGCAAAAACTATGAGATGCTATAATTGTGCTGCATTTATCAAAAAAGATAAAATTATGAAATGTATAGAAAAAGGAATCTGCGAAGAAGATATGAATGAGGCCGCTAAAATAGTTGAACTTGCTAATCTTGGATATTGTGAATTATTCGATTTTAAATGTGCTGGCGAACGAACCTGTGATGCGTGGATTGCGGGTGGTCCTTTAACTGATGAGGTATAACAATGGATCGTATACATGATATCTTAAATTCTGTAAATGAAACCTTAAAAAATAAAGCAGAAGAAATGGATTTTACAGAGATAGAACAGATAGAGGAGACGCCAGAAATGGAAATGATGGAATATAAAAAAGATTTCTATGAAATGAGTCTTGGATCATTAAGAGCAATCGCTACTCATGCCAATGAAATATTAAAATCTGTGGACATGCCACATGTAAAAGAAAACTTGACAGAAAGCTGGCTACAGGGTAAAATCGCCATAACAGAGGACTACATGAGAACGATTCACGATTTTATCATGTATGTATCTGAAGCATCCGATAATATATCAGCAGCCGATAGACCAGGACTCTGGGAAAACATAAGAAAAAAGAGAGAAAGAATGGGCAAAAAATACAAACCAGCTAAACCTGGAGATAAAGATAGACCAAATCCAGAACAATGGAAAAAATTAACCAAAAAAGATAAGTAAAACTACTTAGATTTATTTTTTATAGGACTTGAAAGGATATTAATGAATACTAAATTTGATTCTCTGTCTACATATATGTCTCTAGCAAAAAAAACCATATCAAAATTTGCACCAAAATTTTATAATGGACTTGCAAAAGAAATGCTGTCTAACGAAGAAGCTGTCTCCGATGTTGCTTCAGCAATAATGTACGCAGATTGGCGGTTTGATCCAGATAGACAAGGAAAAACTGGTCTTAAAAAGACGCTCTATTCTTATAGAAACCAATGTGCTATATGGGCAATTAAAACATATGTTACAAATAAATATAAGAACAAAAATAAAAAATCTTTGAGTTTAGATAATAACTTAAATTCTGTAGAAGAATATATTAACGCATATGATCTATTAGCGTCCTCTTCTGAAAAAGATCCTTTAGAAAAACTTATAGAAAAAGAAGAAAATCAAGAGATTACTAATAATATTAACGAATTATTAACCAAAGCAAATATTTCAGAAAAACAAAAACAGCAAATTATTATGTATTATTTTAATAACCTGACACTATCAAAGATAGGTAAGCATTTCGGTGTATCTCGTGAAGCCGTAAGACAGAGTATAAAAAGAGCTATAGAAACAATAAAAACTTATGATAAAGCCTATAGTTGAACTATATTGTATTATCTTTGATAAAGAAAAACAAAAATACCAAGTGTTGTCCGAACATTCTGAAACTTTTATTGTCCTCTCCAAAGAGATAACACAAGATACAAAAAGTATTATAGACATACTATCATCATTAATAGATAAATATATCCTTGTGTCTGCTGATTATATAAAATTTATTCATTTAGAATCGACTATATCTGATGGTAAAATTATTATTCCTTATTTTTGTTTAATACCATACAATTTAGAAATTAAGGATTGCTATAAACATTATACAGAGGATCTGATAAATGATTTTCCGATACTTAGAAAAATTACTAATATCGCATAATAAACCAAGAAATGCACATAATCATGGCATTATTGGTTCTATCAATTTTTCTATATTAGATAATTATACCATAGATATAAATATTGATTTGCCTGACATGTCTAATGCTACTCCAGCTGAAACAGCCATTTTAGCAGAAAGATATGCGGAATTTTTATTATCTATAAACCAAGGATTTCATAAAGATACTATTTTACAAATATTGGAGTCTAAAATAAATACTCAAAATAATCAAGAATATTTATTTATAGATAATATTATTACATTTTGGAAATTATTATATGATCAATATAAAAAAAGCAAAAAAATATATGTACAATATAACCAACCTGTAGTCAAACCATCGCAAGTTTTTAGAATACAATAGAGTTATACATAAAAATGGTTTGGTCGATTAAATGAGCAATATAGAAAAAAAACTTATAATGTGGGAAAAGTGGAGAGATCCTTTTGGAGAAAAGGACGATAACGAAATAGATAGTGAAGAATATAATAATTTTTATCAAGATGAGGACGAAGAAGAATTCGAACAAACTATAAAAAATAATCTTGGACAAAAACAAATTAAAGTTATTGCTACGCCAATGGGTATAATCCCGATGAACGAAAATACAGCTAGCGGTAAAATTTTTAATTTTTGGGTTGGACATACAAATTTTGATATTACTAAACAAATTGCTGATATTATAGAAAAAATTCGTGGAGTAGAATCTCTAGATATTTTTACTAGGTATAGATTTAGAATCGCTATTGGAAAAGCTTTTTTTGATTCTGATGTAAAAAAAGATATCCAGGATACAATTTACGATATTGTAGAACACGATGAAACTAAATAAAGAATCATTAGATTTAGACTATATTCATAATTATAATATAGATATTAATAATAGAGAAATTTATTTACACTCTTATCTATCGGATGGAGAAGACGAGAGTGGTGTTGATTACAGAAGTGCTGTAATGTTTGAAAAAAATCTTAGATATTTAAATATGGTGTCTATGGACCCTATATTGGTGCATATGCATCTTCCTGGTGGAGAATGGCAAGATTGTCTGGGGATGTACGACGCAATAAAATCTTGTACATGCAATATAATTATATTGGCTTACGCTAAAGCAGAATCTTCAAGTAGTGTGCTATTACAATCTGCTGATCTGAGAATATTAATGCCAAACACTAATGTTTTAATACATTATGGATCTTTTAGTATTAATGAGGAACACAGCAAAGCAGCAGCGAGTTCCATACAATGGAACGAACAAGAATGCGATAAGATGATAGATATATTTACAGATAGGTGTATATCAAGTAAGATAGCAAAAGAAAAAAAGTGGAAAAAAATGATCGCAAAAAAACATATAGTTTCTCAAATAGCCAATAAATGCGACTGGATTTTAACAGCCCCAGAAGCAGTAGACTATGGTTTTGCAGATGGTATTTTGGGATCAAAACAGTTTCCAAATATAGACTATATCAAACATTATGCTAAAAAACTATGATTTATATAGAGTATGCTTGTCTGGATTATTCTCTAAATGAGATAGAGACAATCAAAAATATTACCGATGCTATAAAAAATGGTATTACAAATATTGTTGTATTACCATATAGTTTAACTACTTTAAAAACAATAGATGAAATAAAAGAAAAAAATATTAGCATAGCTTGTCCTGTTGATTTTCCTTTTGGGCTATCTGATCAAAAATCTAGATCTTTCTCTGTATCTAATTTATGTAAAAGTTATCATAATTTTCTAAAAAAAATTGATTTGTTTATTCCTACAAAAATTATTACAAATAGAAAATATGATAAACTAAGAGAAGATATAAAAACTAATTTGGAAATATGTAATGAATTTGATATACAACTTAGATATATTTTAGAATATAGAACATATAATCATGAAGTATTAGCTAAAGTTTGTCAAATATTTATGGACTACGGTATTAATACGGTTCTACCTTCTTCTGGTACTATGATTGATGATATTAATGATAATTTAATTGCTTGCAATTTTTTGAACAGCAAAAGCAAAATTAATACTATTACTACTGGGAATATCTATAATGAAAAACAAGCAGCTAATGTTATCAAAATGACCGATTTATATGGTATAAGATTATTTAATGTTCATAGTCTACATATGTTTATAGAGCATATTAATCTAAAAAAATAAAAAATATAAGTTTTGGGGTACTAAATATTAGTTTAATTATTCTCTATGGAGACATAAAATGTCAATTCATAATGCTCAAATTGATAATACAAATATTGATAACAATTCTGGAACCGGTATAAATCTTGGAGATTCTTTGGTATTAGATTCTATAAATCAGGGTAATGAAGTAGCAGTTTATTCAATAGGATCGATAGTTATAGACGGAGAAGATACAGATCCGGCTCTAGATAATGGCGAATTTGCCTATAACAACAGGACTCCTATTGCAAAAAGAATTTCAACAAATTTAGGCGGTGTTGATAATGACGTTTTATTGAGTGGTGCAGCTGCTCCCGATCTAATTACCGGTATTCATAAATTAGAAAGTATTATTACTCGTAGACAATCCACATCATTTAGAAACGGTGATTTTAATAGTTATACCGGCAAATTTACAACAGACCCACAAACCCCGACTGACACTTTTCATAAAGCAGTGGCTTCCAAACAATTTATAGACTTGGCAGCTAATTCTAGTAGATCAAATACCGGTAAATTGATATATTTTATTGGAGGCAAACCATCTTCTAGGTCTTACGATTCTAAAAGATAATCAAAAATTTAGATATATTTATAGTGTATAATAAGCCAGAGTGATCTGGCTTATTTTTTTATGGAGCTTATAATATGTCCGAACATATAACTCATTTCTGGCAATCTTTAGCTACTGTTAGTCTGGGTATAATAGTAACACTTATAGGATTCTGGGTAGGCATAGGCAGAAAAATAGTGTCCAGAGAAGAGATTATAGATATAGTTAAAAACGATTCTCCATATCTACAAGATAAACAATTTATTATGGAACGATTAGCCATTAATAAAGAAACGCAAGCTGCTTTTGCTAATGCTCTACAAAGAAATAGCGATGTTATGAATGATTTAAAAATTCAATTAGCGACTTTAGGAAAAACCCTAGAGGCTCTAGAAGAAAAAATAGAAAATAAAGCATAATGACTAAAAATTGCTTGTTGGTATACCCTAATGAATTTATATTTTTTTGTCCTGGTCAAGCACCTTTGACAGACGATAGGTGTCATGGGTCACAAAATCAAAGAATGCTATTCGATATCACCGTCCCATCTGGATCAGATTCTGCAGTGGTAGAGATTCAATTAACAAATACTAGAACAACAAAAAAAGAAACATATTTTATATATACGGATCAACAGTGCTCATGCTCAAATAATTGTGTCATAGATCAAGGAATTAAAAATAATAATAAATATTCTATAGCAATTAATATTGGTAATTTAATTCCTGGAGAACAGTATTCTGGCATAGCGTGTGTTAACTATATAGATATTCTAACTGGTGTATAGTTTAATATACTAGGAATGAGCATCTAACTGGATAATTAGCCATATTATGATCATATATTCTAAAAATTCTATATTTACATACGATGCTGAGACTTCGTTTGATCTATTAAACCCACCAAAAAACGATAAATATATAGCTAGTTATAATAAATTTATTAATCATGTTTTATATATATATGGTCAAATAAAAACAGATGGATCTATTCCAGTCTTTTTTACGAAAGCTATGGAATCTGGAACACAAAGACAAGCAGATAGAAACAGCACATTAACTGCTCTAGAGCCAAATAAAACATATTATATTGTTTTATCTTCTGATGAAATTTTACCTTTAACTATCCCAACTAATATTACATCCGAAGAATTTTTATCAACCTATTATTGCCATAATGATGATCGGTGCGATAACGTCGATATATGCAATAAAAGTCTTTATATAGTAAAAAAAGACCATCATAATATTTCATTAACTGGTAATTATACTTATGATATTAATTTAACAGTTAGTAATCTCTATTCTTCTAATCAATATTATTATGAAATAGAACCTGTTTATTCTAATTGGCCCGCAAGAATATCGTCACAGTCTGGTTTTATTTCAATACCATCGAACAATATGGATAATCTAGGCTATACTAGCGGTACAATAAAATCATTCTTTAGTTATTATCCTAGTGGCGAAAATTATGAAAATAGTATACCATACGATAATAATATAGACATATCTAGTAATTTTTATTATAAAAATATTTTTAGTATTCTTAATTTATCTATTTATTCTAATAATATGGATTTATTGTTTACGGATTATATAAATATTAAATGCGATAGTTGTTTACCAAATAAAAATAGAAAAAATCCAATTTTTAAATTGTCAAACACGGCAGGAAGTTTTGATAAAATTAACCAAATAGATTGCAGCGGATCTGTGCCTATTTATATAAATTATTCTGGATTAGATCCATCAAAAACTTATTCTTTTGGTTTTGGATCTGTCAATGGTAATTGGCCAGCAAGAATTTTACCTAAGATAAAAAATCTGGTTCCAGAATATTTATACGAAGATCCAGAATCTAATATGGTTTACGGAACAGGAACCGTTGTTGCTAATTTTAGTTTTTCTCCAGTCTATAATCCCTTCCCGTCGTGGCCAAACTTACAGTACAATCTGGAGTCCTTCGCCAAAGAAAAATTTGTAGATGACAATATATACAATATACTCTCATTATCTGTTTCAGAATCTTCTAATAATTTATATAAAGAATCTATAATCATTAAAGGAAACATCGAATCAAATAATGAAAATTGTATAAATAGTTTATATATTAAATTTGATAACACTAGCAATACATATCCTTCTGGCGGTTTAACAGAGACATCTCGACCAGGATCAGAAATCAATTTAACAGATAAATTGTGTTGCAATAAGGATCAAATATTAACAGCAACAATTAGTGGAGCATGTTGTGGCAAAGAATACGGATATAGATTTTATAATAGTAATCAGTACACTTCTATCACCCCATTATCTGGCACAATTTCTTTTGGAAATGGAGTAGGAAAAATTGGCGCTGTTTATAACTTAAATAATAGACCAGCAACTACAGTAAGATTAGTTATTTTTGATACTACTGATAATACTTATGCTGTAGATAATATTATTTTACGATGTCCAAATAAAATTCCAATATTACCATAATAGGAAATAATATGTCATTGCCAATAGGATATAATAGTGCAAATTATAATAACCAAGCCGTCTGGAACGGAGTAAATGGTAATGTCACCTCTGTTGGAACAAATGGTGGACAAAGCGCATATGGTACATTAGATCAATCTGGGAATGTATGGGAATGGTTAGAGTCATTAAATGAAATAGATGGTAGTATTTATGCAGATATTTTTGGAGGAGCATGGAATAGTGATGCAAATAGTATATCTTGTTATGGGAAAAATAGTATTAATTACAATACTTTATCCAACAATATTGGAGTTAGACTTGTAAGTTTTGTTTCAAATGATACATTTTTATCTTGTGTAGATATTAATGATATAAATAATACAAATGATATAAGAACAGGATACGGGGCGGTATCCTATGGCTATAGAATAATGTTGCGTCCTATTACAAATGCGCAATACTCAGTATTCTTAAATTCTGTAGATCCTAGTGGATTAAATACATACCAGCTTTATTCTTCATTAATGTCAACATTATTAAATGGTAATAATAATCCAAGGGGAGGAATTAATTATATATCATCTAATCCAGTTGGACAAAAATATGTTGTTAAAAATAATTTTAATAATAAACCAGTAAATTATGTTTCTTTTTTAAGCGTTGCAAGAATGTGTAATTGGTTACACAATGGATCATCCTCAAATATAGATACGGGATCCTATACAATATCTCAAAATTCTGTTATATCAAGAACAAACACGCCTGGTAGCGAAGCTAAGTATGCAATACCCACTATCAATGAATGGTATAAAGCAGCTTTTTATGACACTAGTGGCGGTTACTGGACATATGCTACTCAAAGTAATAGTCTACCATGTTCTATCGGCACCATAGGATGTGCATCTTTTGATAGCAGTATTGGTGATGGCGGTATCACAAATATTGATCCCACGCCCACGCCTACTCCAACTAATACCATAACTCCAACAAAAACAACAACTCCCACCCCAAGTAAAAGTATTGGGGCCAGTCCTACTCCGACACAAACACGGACACTAACACCAACAAATACTACAACCCCTACCATAACACTGAGTCCAACACAAACACCAACTATTTCTGTGAGCCCTACGCAAACCCCAACTATTTCGATCACGCCAACAAAAACTGTTACAAAGACTCCTACAATCACCCCAACTATTACTAGTACTACCACTCCAACAAGAACACAAACAAAAACACCAACAAAAACTCCCACAATTACTCCTACTAGGACACCAACTCTAACAATAACGCCTACAATTACTCCTAGTATAACTCCAACTATTTCTTTGAGTCCATCTCCTGAGCCATGTTCTAATCCAGAATTATTAGATAAAATATATAATATTAAAGAATATCCAGCTACTGCTTTGACGCCCATATCATTGTTATCTCCTCCAAGCGGATTATCTAATAGTAAAGCTACTAAAGATTGGCATAATTTAATAAATAGCATATCTACAATTTACAATTCGTCAAATACTTTATTTTTTAATACTGTAACTAGTGGAAATAATATTTTGCCAAATACAAAATCAACTCTAACAAATCTTGTACCTGGAGAAGCATATTATTTCATTTTGAAAGAAGACTCGAAGCTACCCGTTAAATTACCTATATATAATAAAGTAAAAACAGAATATTTATCTAAAAATTTAATAAATAATATAAGCGCATTATCTATAAATGATGCAAAAATCAAAACACTAACAAATAATGAAAAAATATCTTTTATAACCGCTGTACAAGCTATCAAAGAAGATATAGAAAAATATAAATATGATAGTTTAAAATTAAATCAATTAGAGGCACTATTTAATGAATTATTATTAGAATATTCAAATAATGATTTTGGATGCGATAAAACAATACATTATACAAATATAAAAGATAATTGCTTAAGTTACTATATCTCTAATGCATCTGATAATACATATAAAGAAATACCAGGATTTATAAATACAAATTTTAATTTTCAAACTATAGAAATGTCTGGACAAGGAAATCTTACACAACAAATAAATATTTTTATATCTGGTTTACCAGATACAAACAAATACAATGTTAGATACCACTACAGATTAAAAGATGCGTCACAGGCATGCTCTGTATTTCCATTATCTGGTACAATAATACCAGATGCTAATAATTCATCTAATATATCTAGCGTTTTTGAATTTTGTGCCGACGCAATTAGGGGGCAGCACGCTAATTTGCTAAAAGCAACCCCATCGCCAACTCCAAGCATAACTCCAACAATAACTCCATCAGTATAATTACTATGAACAATATATATTCTAACATCGAACTTGTTATAGATATTGAACCAAAAATATCAACCATAAATACTGCTAATTATAAAAAATTAGCAAACTGGAATGGTTCTATCAATGGTAATGTTACAACAACAGGATCTAACGGAAATTGTTCATCATATGGAATTTATGATATGGCTGGTCAAGTTTACGAATGGACAGACTCATGTTCTTCTTCGTTATTAGGCACTGCCTTGGATTCTTCTTTTAGCTCTGGGGCATCGTCAAAAAATTCAAATGTTAAAATACTTAGAGGAGGATCTTTTGCAGATTCCGATCATTTAAATCTTAGTAAACTATATCGAAAAGAGCTCGATATATTTTCTATGATAGATTATGGCTGTATAGGATTCAGGGTGGCAAATAATGAATCAACAAATTTTGCAAGACCTTTGGATCCAAATAGTATATATACTACAATAAATAATACGGGAAATTTGCCAGATGATTGTTATCAAGCTATTGATTCTAAATTAGGTCAAGTAAATTATATATATAATATACAAAATCAATTAGTTACAAACAGCGAATATTGTCTGTATTTAAATACTATAGATCCATCTGGTACTAATTCATCATATATTTATGATACTAGAATGTCATCATCCCCCGTTGGAGGAATTACCTATAATGGTTGTGCTACTACAGGCTCGGTATATTCTGTAAAAAATAATTTTGGAGACAAACCAGTAACATTTATTAAATGGATTATGGCAGCACAATATTGCAATTGGTTAACAAACAACCAGCAATCCGATATATCTTCCATCGCGTCGGGATCATATGACACAACAATTATAAATAATACCGGCATAGCAACGTATTCTGGGATATTTAGACAAAATACAGCAAAATATTTTCTTCCTAGTGAAAACGAATGGTACAAGGCCGCATACTATGATGCTTCTAGTAATAAATATTGGATGTATCCAACACAAAGTGACGAAACACCAACAGCCGTTATATCAAATTCTTCTGGAATTGCCATATCATCAGAAAACCAATCTAGTTCGACACAAATAATACCCATAATATTTAGAACAAACGATATCTTAAAAACATCCGATAAACAAGATATAAAACACATTGTTGAAAATTCTATCGACGTTAATCTTTATAATAGATACATAAATACATTAAATAAAAATTACTGTCCTTCTGTTAATATTCTGTCTATAAATTCTTCCGGACAAAATATAATTAATTCTGGAACCCCAGAGTCTTCCGGAACTTCGGGCATTAATCAGTCTTATAATTATATTTTCCCAATAACGGCTGAAGTGTCAAACCTTAATCCTGGACAGAAATATTATTATTCATTTTCGTCTGATGGATCAAATTGGCCAAGTAGAATAGAGCCTCTTTCTGGATCTTTCGTTGCTTTTAATAATAATTTTAATATTAATGCTATATTAAAATTTAAACCAAATGACATTTATCAAATAGCTGCTTTTAATACTAATCTAAATTATAATCATTTAGAACAAAATGAACTTAGATTATATAAAAACATGGATATATATAATAATTTAAATATTGATGTCTCCACAGAAGATTGTTCATTATGCAGAGATTCCTTGAGGATATCATTTAATCAAAATTTACTTCCAACTATATCTCAATTCGATAAAGCTGGCATATCTTTTCAGTCACCATCATCACATCATGTAATTAATGTTAGTGGTGGCCTATGTGATCAATACATTCCTTTGGTAATGAATGTTACAGATCCGCAACCTGGTAAAATATACTCTTTTACATTATCTTCTAATGAAACAGGTGTTATATTTATGCCCAATAGCGGAAGAGTTTCTTTTGGCGGAGCTAGCGGCAACCCAAATAGAATAACTTCTCTATTAGCTTTAAATGATGCTCAAAATGCTATTGCAAAAGTTAATTTATCTAGAATAGATATTCCCTATAGCGTATCTGATTATATAGGTGTTTTCTGTATGGAAAACTGTGATAATAGTTTAAGTAATTATGCAAATTATAATAATAGAGCAATATGGGGCTATTGCGTTGATAATTGCCCAGGAAAACCACCAGAATTAAGAAGATTTGCTAGTGTTACAAGAGCCGGTACAAATGGTGGTCCAAGTTCTTATGGAACATATGATCAAGATGGGAATATCTTAGAGATATGTTATACTACAAATAATATTAGTTTAACTGGCTATGTTTATCGTGGAGGATCATTTAATAGTACTATTATTGGTAAATATGCTAGATATGAATTCGATACAGATTCTAATGATCAATACGACGATTATATAGGTTTTAGAATAGCATCATATACAAATCCATATAATTTTAGTGGTATGATACCAATTACCGACATAGGATCTCCGCCACTTGGCAACAATTATGATCCTGATACCGGATATGGTTCTGTAAACTATAATTACCAAATTGGCGTATATCCTGTTACTAATTTTGAATATACTCAATTTTTAAATAGTACTGCTACAACTGGATATAATGGGGACAGTAATAATCTTTCGTCATTATGGTTATATAACCCATACATGAGTGGCTGTTATGGCGGAATAGATAGAACTGGCAGTGGCACATTAGCAAGTCCTTATGTGTACACGACTCAAACAAATATGCTTTATAAACCAGTAAGATTTGTAAATAGAAGAATGGCATGTAGATATATAAATTGGCTTCATAATAATAAACAAAGCGGATGGCAATATCAAATTAGTGGTGCTTATGTATTAAACAACAATTCGGATGGTTTTAGTACTTTTGGCACAACAATCGGATGGGTTAGGTCTTCTTGTGCTCGTTATTTCCTTCCAAATGAAGATGAATGGTATAAGGCCGCATATTATGCTGGTACAAACTCAAATAATATAACATCTAATTATTGGACATACGCAACACAAAGTAATGTTTTGCCCGGTTGGGTAACGGCTACAGATAGCGGCCATGGTATTATTCCTAATTAATATATAAATAAAGTAAAAGGTTATTATAATGTTACATATATATAATCCAAATCTTAGACAAGATACAGAAGAAAATATTATTGTTACTAACGCTAAGATTTTGAACGCCAATGGCACATACTTTAAAACAACCTTTTGGGTCCCTATCCCTGGCACAAGAGGTCGTTCGTATATATGGACAAAAGATAAATTAGATTCTTATCCAAGAATTTTTAGATCTAATATAAATATTTGGGCTTTGGTTTTTTCATCGTCATCTTCGGGAGCTTATTTTAGCGAACTTTCCATAGACCAACAAACCAATGATTATCCTCCAGAATTTTATACCGGAGATATTCCACTATATAATTGGCAATATATTAATGATCCACAAGACGTATTAAATATTATATACAATAGGTACTCCCCTGGAGATCCTGGTAGCGGAGAAAATGTTACACAACAACCAACTATATATAAGCCTTATAAAAAATTATATAATAATAAACCATCAGAATTTGGAAAAGAAAATATATCATCAGATCCTCAAATAAATAACAATAAAACTTTTATTCCTAAAAATAATGGGATTAATCAATCAAAATCTATTTATATAAATAAAATATCTCAAGCTATTAAAGATGATAAATTTAGCTTAGAAAAGGGCGATTTTGAAACAGGATATCCTCAAACAGCAGATTACGATTTATGTGATCAAAAATTATCAATTGTCTATTCTATGAATAAAGATAAATATAGTAGACACATAAACAATAATACTATAGATAATACGATAGTTAATAAAAATCCTCATGACTCACAATCTTGTAATATTGATCCACCAACACCATCTCCTAGCATACCAATACTAGCAACTTCCACACCAACACCAACACCAACTGCTACTATTACAACAACCCCAACCGTAACCAAAACTCCTACACCAACGCGAACAACCACAAAAACACCCACATCAACAGTTACTCCAACGCGAACAACCACAAAAACACCCACATCAACAGTTACTCCAACACGAATTGTTGTTCTAACACCAACACAAACACCAACACAAACACCAACACAAACACCAACACAAACACCAACACCAACACAAACACAGACACCAACACGAACACAGAGCCCAACACCGACAACAACTCGGACCCCAACAGCTTCTCCAATTATAAATAATTGTAATTATTTCCAAAAATTAATAAATATACCTGGAAGTTGGATAGATATAACATGTTCTGCTGATGGTCAAAAAGTTGTTGCCATAGCCGACAATGATTCCGTGGATCCTCAAGCAATTGGGGCACATCTTAGCATAAACGGAGGAATATCCTGGACGAGTATATCGTCAAGATCAGATTTAATCGGATGTTTCATATCAAAAAATGGACAAATTATAGTATTACACAACGAAAACGAGATATTTGTATCATCTAATAATGGAGCATCTTTTAATCAAACAAATTTTGGTCCAGTTTGGCCTTATAGATTCGACTTCGAAGGTTCGTCACTTTGCGCATCTAATGATGGTAGTATTATATATGTTGTTGACTGGTATAGAAGAAATATTTATAAAAGCACAAATTATGGAATTAATTGGACAACTATACAAATAACATCAGATTCTACTCAATACATAACATCTATAGCTTGTTCTAGTAATGGTTCGAAACTATTAGCCACAGGAAATAATTTTAGTAATGGAAAAGTATTTGTAAGTAATAATAGTGGTGAAAATTGGTCAGAACATATTTTAGGGCCAGAGCCTGTGGCTTATTTAAATGGAGCATGTGTGTCTGCGGATGGTAGCAAAATGTTGGTTTCTGTCAGACAGTTTGGAGCAAGTTTTCAAAGACCGGATATATTCAATGGAATGTGGAGAAGTCTTGATGGTGGCATAACATGGTCAAATATATATTGGCCTGTAGATAATAATCTAATCGTTAATGATTTTGCTGCGGTTGTCGTATGCTCTGATGATTTTAATACAATTGTAGGTGTCACGCCAGGCGGTTATTCATATATAGTAAGCAAAGATGGAGGTAATTCTTGGGAATCATTGGTTGATCTTAATAAGCCCACTTCAATCCAAACAAGATATATTAGCGGAGCAGCCATTACAGCAAACGGAAATATGGTATATTTGTCTGCTTATGGTGGACTAAGAATAAATGCTGATCAGTCGATGGAACAATTTCGTGGATCAGAATATGTTTATAAAGCAAGTTGTGAACTATTACCCGGTGGCCCTCAAACAACGCCAACCTCTACGCCAACCATTACGCCAACAAAAACCTCTACGCCAACCATTACGCCAACAAAAACATCTACCCCAACTATTACTCCAACAAAAACTTTAACTCCGACAAAAACTTCGACACCTGGAGTTAGTCCTAGCCCCACAAGAACATCAACTGTTACCCCAACCAAGACTATTACTCCAACAAAAACTTCAACCCCAACTAAAACCCCAACACCAACCCCATCATCGTCAGAGAGTAAATTATTTACTATGTTTTTAGCATGGAAAGACTATAACCCTTAATAGGAGCTTATATGAGCCACATAACACCAGCCATAAAAAAGCAAATTTTAGACTTATACAATGACACAGGCGATAATGTGCATGGTATTGGATTTGGATATAAATATATAAATAATCAAAAAACAGATCAAATAGGTATAGTTTTTATTGTATCTCAAAAAAAACCTTTATCAGAGTTGAATAAAAATGAAATTATTCCATCTACTATACAAATAGAAGATACATCATATGTGACAGATGTTGTGGAGCAACGAGAAATACCCAAAGCCATGACTTGCTATTCAATGAGCAATCCTGTTGATCCAGAAATTAGAAGATTGCGTAGTGATCCAAATTTTTTATATCCGATTAAGGGAGGACAAGAACTATATAGATTTCCTCATGATTGGAACTCTCCTAATGGAATATCGTATAGCGCTACCGTCGGAACATTAGGATTTTTGGCAATAGATAATTTTGACAATAATATTGTAGGAATAACAAATTGTCATGTGGCAGTATCCAATATATTCATTGCGTCCGATAGAATAAAAGCTAATGAAATAGCTAATCCATATAATACTTTTGAAAGCTCAGAGTGGATTAATGGTCAAAAATACTATCCAGGAACTTTATGTATTTCTTCTGGTAGTAATTATTTTATATCTTCATCTTTAAAAAGACATATTCCGATATGTAGAAACATATTAAATACTGTTGATTGTGCCGCAATGTTTATAGATAATAATATTGTTACTCAAAATTCATTTGGGATGCATGCCCCGTCCACACAGCCGATTAGTGCGATAAAACCACCATTTGCAACAACACAAGAATTAGACGCATTATTGTCTACTAATCCTTTGTTATTTAGCACAGGGAGAACAACTGGACCAAAAGGATGGACACCTTCACAATCGTGTCAAATGAGTGTTTCTTTAATTGGTGTCACACTTGATGTAGATTTTGGTACCGAGAGTAATCCTTCTATTACAACATTTAATTCTATTATAGAATATGAATATAAAGATAAAAGCATATTTCCAAGCGCCCCGGGAGATTCTGGATCAGCGGTACTAGCCAATATTAATGGAACTATGAAAATTATAGGACTATGTTTTGCTGGCGCTGGTTCGAAGGCTTATTTATGCAGAATAGACGAGATCGCCGAACGATTAAACATAAGAGCATGGGATGATAGTTATACAATTAATGCTTCTGCTCCATGCGGAAATCCATATAGAAGTTCCGACCTTACTGTTCCGACTAATCCTAGACTAGCTGATGTTGTGGTTTGTGACTTTGATAATTTTAGATCTTCGTTGCCAAGTATAATTGTAAATGGTACAACTTATTATCAGGCGGGGTGTACAAATAAAACTAATTATACCCATATAAATAATATACAAACATTATCTTGGAATACTCTTAATGATGAAGTACACGAGTGGGAAGCCCCCCCAAAAACAATATTATCTAATTTTCATAATTTATATAATTTTCATGTTATTAAATTACCAGGAGTATCATCCACTAATTATCCTTATAGAGCTTGGTTTTTTGGATGGAGCACAGCAAACTTTAATCCAAATCTAGTGCCAATTAATGAACCACCACAACCAGACGGAAATATATATGCAAATGACGCAATATTTTATGCTAGATCAAATGATCTTATTAATGGCTGGGAGGTATACAAGGGGGCTGGCTCTTGGGATTCAACAATGAATCCATCATTATGGTATCCGGTACTATATAGAACAAGTCGAACCAGTAATCCAGCATATCAAGAATTTGCTTCTGAAGTAGCGGGTGATCCCTCTGTTGTATATTATAATGGAACATATTATATGGCTTATTCTTCTATTGGTAATAAAACAATTGGCGGAACAAATTATTTTATAAAATGTATAATGGGAGCAACATCAACAGATGGTATTAATTGGACAAAAAGTACTGCTCCTATATTAGAGTGGCCAAGCGAGCGAACTAATCCTTATGTACCTGGAGCAACATGGGGTCCTCCAGGATATTATGGAGGATATCATAGACCATCATTAATGTTAGATGATAATAAATGGAAATTATGGTTTGATTATTATACTCCAGATGCTGATAAAAAATTATGCCTTGGTTATGCTGAAAATGCTACGATAAGCTCTTTTCTTAATGGTAATTTAACAAGTAATCCATCGTCACAAAAATGGCAAGTATTACGAGCAGATACTAATCCTTTGATGGAAAATTGGCCTAATCCAGAAGTAACAAAGATTAATAATGTGTATTATTCTTTTTGTGATGCTACTACAGTTGGTCCTCCTACTCCTTTAGGTTCTCCTCCGCCAACAGGACTAGGAGGAGATGGTAGAGTTATTACAATGGCTCAATCATTGGATGGTATAAATTGGCAAAAAACAGGATTTTTATTACCAGAAGGAAGAAATTGTGCCCATGTTCCAGATCCTTATGTTCATACTGAACCTAATGGAGAAACATGGTTATATCTTTATTATGCTTGGAAAACTAGAACTACTCAAAATCCTCCTCCAGCAGATTGGTATCAATATAAACAAATTAAATGTATACGCAAAAGGATTTCATAATAATGAATGAAACAAAACAGTATGCTATTGTAGTTAAAAATTATACAGACTTAGATTCTTTATATTTAGATATGGAAAATGACGGTTGCGGAATAAATGATTGTTGTCCTCATAGGAGTGTTAATTGTTGTGAAAGAAAACCATCCAGCAGAGTTACTTATTATGAATTAACACATTCAGAAGCAGAAATTTTAAAAAATGATCCAAGAATAGAATCGATAGAATTAGGTATCCAAGAGCAAAAAGATATCAAAATTGTTTTGTCAAATAATCAAACAGAATGTCCAGATGGATTATATCCATCAAATTGGTATTGCTGCCCAAGTGGTGGCGCCGCATCAGAACTTCAATATTGCGGAATTACCGGACTGAATTATATTCCTCCACCATCATCTTATATTCAGTCTAATGCTGTATGTTCCAAAGAATCAAAGTATACATCTAGTTCTCATCGAAGTAGTAAAAATTGGGGATTAGCATATTGTTCTTATACTGGCATTTTACCAAATTGGAGCGATATTGGATATGTGGAAAATATTCCAAGTGGGAAAGTTACTAATCCAGTCGGATATACTTGGGGTAGCGAAGTAGAAATTCCATTTTATATACCATTACAAACCGGAATAAGCCCAGATCTAGTATTTGATATCAATTTTAATTCTAATGCTCTGGGACAGAATGTTGACATAGTAATAATAGATGGTCCTGTTTATACTGGTCATCCAGAATTTGCAGTAAATTCGGATGGTACTGGAGGATCTAGATTTATACCGTACAATTGGTTTCAGCACGATCCAGAAGTAAGGGGATATTACAATCCTTCACTCTATATATATAAAATCGGTGCCAACGAACAAGGCATAGATCACGGCACCCACGTGGCGAGTACAGCTGCTGGAAACACACAAGGTTGGGCCAAAAAAGCTAATATATACAATATTAATATATTTGATGGTCAAATTAGTCCTTATCTTTGTTTTGATTATGTAAAAGCCTTTCATAGAAGTAAACAAGGTAGTAGGCCAACAATAGTCAACTGTTCTTGGAAATTTTTTGGAGAAGTTGCCAATGCTATTGGGGCAATACACACTTATCCTAGCGGAGAACCTCTTCCTTCCGGATACGTCTGCCACTATCCAAAATGCGACTTCCCACCTCCAGCACCATATTACGGTGAAATAAAAAGTATAGTTTATCAAAACATCGAACATAGTGGAAGATTCATATTTGACCATATACAAAATAAATGCGAACCACCAAAATGGGATAATGGAGATCCTGTATTTCCATCTGGTTATTGTTGTGATATGCATCCGAATCTCTGGACACCAGAAGTAGACACAAACTGCTTATTTAAGGATACCCCATATTGCGTGTGCTTAAAGACACCGTCCCCGATAGTATTCGAAAATGAATTAAGAATTAGATCACTATATTATGATCCTAATAGTCATAGCAGAGATGATATTCTTGGATCGGATTTTACCAATGGGACTATAAGTTTTAATGATGTTGGATTTAATTTTAGGAGAATGTACGTCGCCTGCTCAGACAAACCTATTGATCCTACAGATATATGGTTTGACGGCCCAGCGTATGCTCAGTATGCATTTTATGATGATGTCGTATTAGATCAAATTAATGCTGACATCAACGATCTTGTTGATGAGGGAGTAACAGTAATTTGTGCTGCCGCCAATGACAATAGATATTTAGCAGCATCTGGGGATATCAATTATAATAATAAAATTATCCGATATGATGGTAAAGAACATTACTATATGAGAGGGGGCACACCATTAACGCCTAAAACGATTGTTGTTGGAGCATTATCAAATGAAAATTTTTCGTCATCAATAGATCCAATTCGTAAACCATCTATTGCTAATTTTTCTAATAAAGGACCTGGAGTAGATATATGGGCACCAGGAACAGACATACTAGGTGCTGTATCTAGTAACAGTAGAAATGCTTTTAATGATAGTAGAGATCTAACCGGAAATTCTTTTCTCAACTATTTAAGCGGAACAAGCATGGCTTCTCCTCAAGTAGCTGGGGTTTTAGCGTGCTTATCATCTATCAGGTCGATAGATTCATCAAACGCAAAAGAAGTACTAACTTCGTATGCTAAATCAAATAGTATTTATCATGGCTACGAAACATACACACCAGCACCAACGGGATATGGTCCATATTTTAGTCTGATATTAAATCCATTAAATAGTGGATTGGTCTTACAAAATCCGTACGCTACTGCGACAATAAAAAAAGATGCCTCAGTGTATTTTGATGTTTCAACAGGTATTATGGAGCTTGATCCTGGTGATCACATTCTACGATCATTTAGTATTACATATGCAGATATTGTAAGTAATGTTACTTATAATACACCTGGCCCATTTATTTGCAATTATGGATGTGAAACTGGCTTTCCACAACCACACCCAGCTGTATCGACAGCAACAGAAAAAAGATTATTTCCTGCTGGAGCATGGATGGTGTCACAAGAATGGAAATCAAGAATAGCAGGTGTCGTAGGATTCTCTCCAACTCTTGCTACATCAGGAAATAATAGCGCATCTACTAATGGTTGGATCGACAAGCGATGGAATTTTGGTGTTGTAATACCTCCAAATTCTCTTAGCGTTAGCGAAGCTCAAACAAGATTTGTAAGCCATAGCATACAAGCTTCAGTTGATTTACCGGATTTTGGATATGGAGCACCAGGAAAAGGAGTATTTTCCTATAGTACTCCTGATGGACTAGTATTATACGGTCGAGTTTTTGTATATGATTCTTCCATCCCCACGCCCACCCCAACACAAACACAAACTCCTACTCCAACGCCTACCCGAAATACGCCGACACCAACGCCTACTAAGCCATTGAAAATTACTATAATAAAATCTAGTGGCGATCCTATTACTATATCTTGTGGCCCCGACACATACATCTTGGATGCTGCCGAACAGAATAATATTTCTCTGCCTTATGTTTGTAGAGCGGGAACTTGTGGCACTTGTATTTCTACTTTAGCTAGTGGAATAATAGATCAAAGCGATCAAAGTTATTTGGATTCTGACCAAGTATCAGAAGGATGTATTTTGAGTTGTGTTTCTGTGCCTTTGAGTGATACAATTATATATGTTCCAGGTTCATGTTCTATACATGCTCCTACCGCCACTCCGACTCCTACCCAGACTCCAACAAAAAGTGTTACTCCCACTAAAACTCCAACACCAACTCCTACTATTACACCAAGCCAAACTCGTCGGTTAAGAGCGTCTTTTACTGATGTAATTCAAGAAGTTAGATTACCTAACCAAATAGATAATACAAAAACAAAAAATGGTTCTGTTGTTGTTTCATGTTCTAGAACGGGCAAATATTTTACACTAGATACTGCCGTTAACAAGACAAATGTGGATGATGTTGCTAATCTTTATAAAGATAGATTTGACGATCCTGATTACTATGGATACTAATTTGTTATATATAATGGTGTATAATAATATTATCAATAAAGGAGCATATTATGGCTTTAGATATAAAAAAAAGCAAAGTTGATAATTTAATTAAAAACGGTTCTATTATTGTTAGCGTGTTAGTAACTGGACCAACATCTAAAAACCTATTGAATACATATGTTAGCAATGCTCCTAAGATAGAGGATATTGAAAATAAATATGATAATTTATTAGATGAAATCAATTATTATGGCGGTGGCGGCGGTGGCGGCGGTGGTAATATTAACGGCAATGTATTAGGAGTCTAATTACCAATGCCAATTATAAGAATTAACGAATTACCAGAAAATACTAATATTAGTGGTAATGATTTATTGGTAACTATGGATGATCCTAATGGCGCTGCTATCACAAAAAAAATTACTGTAAATTCATTATTGTCTCTTGGTTCTGGCGCCCAAGGACCACAAGGAAATCAAGGCTTTCAGGGTGCTCAAGGCAACCAAGGAAACACTGGAGCACAAGGTCCGCAGGGTACTCAAGGACTTACTGGACCACAAGGTTCAAGCGGAGCCCAGGGAAATCAGGGTTTTCAGGGAAATCAAGGTTACCAAGGTAGTCCAGACGGTAATCAAGGGCCAGACGGTAATCAAGGTCCTGACGGTAATCAAGGTCCCGACGGTAATCAAGGACCAGACGGTAATCAAGGTCCTCAAGGAGATCAAGGTTATCAGGGTTATCAAGGTGATCAGGGTAATCAAGGCGATCAGGGCTACCAAGGTTTTCAAGGTCCGCAAGGAGACGAAGGACCACAAGGTAGTCAATCTTTTAATTATATGGGAACTTATAACAATGGCATAACATATAATGAAGGAGATGCTGTCACATATGATGGTTCTTTATATGTAATGACTAATTTTATTGGTGCTGCTGGTTATATTCCCCCATCTTATCCAGCAAATTGGGAATTAGTTTTGAGTAAAGGAGATCAAGGTGATCAGGGTAATCAAGGATATCAAGGCGATCAGGGCAACCAAGGATATCAAGGTGACCAGGGTAATCAAGGCTATCAAGGCGATCAAGGTAATCAAGGCTATCAAGGCGACCAAGGTTATCAAGGAGAAGCAGGGTTTTCTGGCAACCAAGGACCACAAGGAGATCAAGGGTACCAAGGGTATCAAGGTGATCAGGGTTATCAAGGGGATCAGGGTTATCTAGGAACTCAAGGCGATCAGGGCAACCAAGGATATCAAGGCGATCAAGGCTACCAAGGCTATCAGGGCGATCAAGGCTATCAGGGCGATCAAGGCTATCAAGGTTACCAAGGAGATCAAGGTGTTCAAGGAGATATTGGGCCTCAAGGTATTGATCCTGGCCCTCAAGGAGACCAAGGTAATCAAGGCTATCAAGGCGACCAGGGCAACCAAGGCGACAATGGTAATCAGGGCGATCAAGGATACCAAGGATATCAAGGAGATCAAGGATACCAAGGTTACCAAGGCGACCAGGGTTATCAAGG